CAAATCCATATACAATTAGTTATCTACATACATGGGTCAATTAGCAGAATTTCTACACGGTGCATCTAATGATTATCATCTTATATCAAGAGGACAATCAGTAGAACAAGAAGAGAAAGCACATGCAGTATCAAGAAGATTTGCAGAGAATTTTCAATTAAAGTCTAAATACGCTTACTGGAATGTAAATTCTAATAACGTATCTGACAAGTATAGGAACTATCTAGCAGAGTCAGCAAAGGGTATATCGAATTTAGCATATGATACTGAATTTGTATCAAAGGAAATTTTAGCAACTAAATTCAAACCCATATACGGTCCAGAGTTTAAGAAATTGCTCTGGGATGCATACATTAATGATTACATTCTAGGTGAAGCAACAAACATTCGCTCTTGGTCAGCATTTGCTAACCAGACTCAGATATCATTGATGCCAATGTCAAACAAGGTCTATGAATCAGAAGAAGATTTGACAAAGGACCTTGATTCAACAGGATACAATGAAAATGAGAGAAATAAAATAGTCAAATTCATAGAAACTGTCACAAGAAACATTGGTCTTGAATGGTATCAACAAGATTTAGCAAGACAAGCAATGGTAGGTGGAGTTGGTGCATTATTCCTTGAAACTTTCATAGAAGATACAAAGATAAATGATATAGACATTCCAAAAGGAACTCCTGCACTGATTAAACCTCTTCACTGGTCATTTCTGGACCAAGTAAAGGTTGACACTGCAACATGGGGATTTGAATCAGTAAGATACACTGATTTTGAGAATTCATATTCTAATGATGGACCGGTATACATTCCTGCAAGAAATCTGCTCTATGTTACACGAAATGACAATCATGTAACTCCAAATAATCTGTATTATGGAATATCAGACTATCATTCTATTCTAAAGTTATCCAATATCATAAGACAAGCAGAGGAAATTGATTTTCCAGAAATAGTAACATCATTCTGGTGTCAACCCGGTATCCTGAAATTCAAAAACATGAATACGAATGAGATGGATAAATTCATGGCATCAATTGGACCCGGACTGATAAGAGGATTCAATTCACAGGTAGATTTTGAATCAGTCAACATCAAGCATGATGGATGGTTCCTCATAACGCTACTTCAAACAGTCATATCTCATATGCTGATGAAAATGAGAATACCTGAATTCATGTTCTCATTTGGTGGTAAATCTACTTCAAGAAGTGATGTGGAAATCCAGATGAACGCTTATGATAAACTCGTATTATCAAGTGATAGATGGTGGATGGGACATCATCTCAGCACACAACTGTATGATTATCTATTATCACTAGCAACAAAGGAACCTGACCCAACAAGACAGAAGTTCAGAGTGGTCCAGAACTACATGCCTTGGTCCTTTGAGGATATACTTGCCAAGGCAAACTCACTTGAGTTGCTTGTAAGACGATACTTCATTACATTGCAGGAAGGTAGACAATTCCTTGGAATGAAACCATATAACAAGGAGATTTCCAAGAGGGTCAATCCAATCGGACAACTAACTGATATTCCACCAATAGATAAAATCAAATTTGAACAGCAACAGGAATTGCAGAAGCAAAAGATGGACCAACAGCAAAAGACAATGGACCAATTCGCTAGCAAGAATCCACTTCCAGAAGGTCAGAAAGGATTCCAACCCCCAACTGAAAGATCGAATGCTTCAACAATAGGAACATCCGGTGCAGGACGTGGCAACACGAAATGAGTTGGAAAGATACTAACATTACAAATCCCGGCACTTCAATCAAGTATGGTGCTGACGATATGGAGATGGTCAGCAGACTCTTCAACGGTGTTACTACCGGTGTTGCTGCTGTCACAATCAAATCCACTAACAAGTGGGGTTTCTGGGATGCAATTCTATACTTTAGAAATCAAGCAGATACAAAGAATATCACAATACGTGGACCAACTAATAGTCCTTCAACTGATATTGATTTAACACTTCCACCATCAACTGCAAACGATACTCTAGCATCAATAGGACTAGCACAGACATTTGCACAGAAGCAGACATTCACAAGCGGTGCTGTATTTACGCAGATGTCATCACCTGCAAATCCCGGTTCTTCAAAACATCACCTCTTTGTTGCAAGCAACGGACATCTTATGAAAAGAGATAATGCAGGTTTAGAGACTGATTACAATGCATTAGTTGCCGGATTTGTTGACATGAAAGATGCAACAATTGCAGCAAGAGACTTAATTCGTGTGTTTAAAGTCAGCACAACATACTACGCAGTTAACACAACCGGAGCAGTGATATCATCAGGAACAAATCCTGCAACAGTGATTCAAGCAGCATTGGACATAAGTCCACCCATTGAGGTATTCATTAATGCAGAAGGTTCAACAGGATGGGATTTCCAAGCAGGATTCACAGGACTTGATTGCAAATCATACAATACAATCCATCTTTCAGGAACATCAAATCTCAATGTTCCATCAGGATATACCGGTGCTATGTTCAAAATAGCAGGTGTGAGGACTAATATCACAATATATTCTGATGGTGGATATGTAAATGAAGTAGCAACTGTATCTAGAAACTGGATTGCTGTTCAGATAGGTGCGGGAGATTCTAGTGATAATATTGATAATATCAACATAAGAGGACTTGTCACATTCACATCCGGTGATGTAGTCAAGATAAATCAAGGTTCAACGGGAACGATAGAATCAATATTGTTAGACGGTCTATCAACTGATGATACTAGACGATTTATCACATGGAATGTAAGTGATGCAACAAAAGTCAAAGATGTTACAGTTCAGAATTGTAGACCACTGCTAGATGGTGGCAGTGTAACAGATTGCTTTAAGGATGTAAAGGGAACAAGAACTCTATTCATTGCAAACACACTGTATGGCGTTCAAGGTTCATGTAATGAAACGAACATTGCATCCGGTGCAGTTAACACAATGATATTTGGTGGAAATCACACAGGTGTAACAGGAGCATTCACTGACTTAGGAACTGATACTTACATCAGTGATGTAACTCATACGGAATTCAAATTAAGAGGAACTCCTGTAAGTGCTACAATTTCAGCAGACCAGAACAACTGGTCCCCAACCGGATGGAATGAAAAACAAAATACAATTAGAGTAACAGCATCAGGTGCAGCAAGAACAATAACAGGTCTAGTTCCCGGTGCAAATCCAAAGAATAGAATTGTAAGACTGCTGAACGTAGGAACATTTGATGTAGTATTATCATCTGAGAATGCATCTTCAACTGCTGCTAACAGATTCAAATTCCAGACAAACATCACCATGATGGCAAATCAGTCAACAACTCTATTCTACGATTCAACTGATTCTCGTTGGAGAGCACTGTCTGATGCAATGGCAGGACATGCAATGACCACTATGGCAAACACATTCCTAGAACCCATAACAATAAAGAAAGATGCATCAGACCTACTTTTCCTATACAGACCTAACAGCACAACAAACATCAATCAAGACCTTGATTTTGATTTTAATGATTCTGTAGGAACTCAGGTAACATACTGTGACCTCAGAGCAACAGTCCTTGATGGGACTGATGGAAGCGAAGATGGAAGATTCCAAATAAACATAGTCAATGCAGGGACAAAAGTCAGAACTCATCTATTCGAGAACACCGGTGAACTTGCAATGCTCAATAACACTTCAACTGTTGGAGCAAATACAATACTAACTTTTCAAGCATTAGACAGTGGTGCTGCTGTTCAAAATTATGCACAAATTAGATCAGAAATTTTAGATAATACAGCAGCATCCGAAGATGGGAAACTTTTATTCTATCTGACAAGAGCAGGTGCAACCACAGCAGTGATGGAGTTACAAGATTCAATAATTCTCAGAGCAGCAGCAGGACAGGATGAGATTATCGAGATGTATAACCCAATCAACACAGTAGGTGAATCAGCAGGAATGAATTGGGGATTAAAGGATTCTGCTAATGCTGACCATGTATATGGTAACATATATTGTGCAATAGTTACAAACACCGCAGGTGCTACAGATTCACGTTGGAGTTTCTGGTTAAAGAAAGCAGGAACAGGACGTAATGTTTTCAAAATTGACCAAAATGGTGCTATTGAGATGTTCAATGGTGCTAATTCTGTAGGAACAAATACTGAACTATCTTTTCAAGCATTAAGTTCAACAAATAATACAAGAACATATGCAAGAATCAGAAGTGAGATAATAACAAATACAAATGCTGCTGAAGATGGAAAACTTGAATTTCTCTGCATAGATGGTGGAACTCTTACAGAGAATATGATACTCTATGATGATGGGACACTAGAACTTCTTAGAGGTCCACTATCAGTAATAAGAAGTGGTTCTAATGTCCTTTTAGGAGTATACAGAACTAATAATACAGTAGGCAATCAAGCAGGTATGGAGTTCTTTCTACAAGATTCAGGAAGTGCTAAACAACAATACGGTTCTCTCATGTCTGAAATTGTTGTCAACACTAACGGTTCAGAGAAAGGAAAGACAGTTATCTCAAACATGGATTCAGGAACATTGAGAGCAACACAGACATTTTGGAATGATGGATATATTGATTTATTCAGAGCAAGCAGCACCAACTTCATAGAATGGGGTCATGGGTTCAAAGCACTTGATACTGGCAGCAATGAAACATACTATGGATACAATGTAATGGAATTGATTGATTCTACCAATGGTAGTGAAGATGGACAATTCGACTGGGATGTGATTAGAGCAGGAACTTTGCAGAGGGTCATGAAACTTGAAGCAGATGGAACCCTGAGACTAGGTTTGGATACAAACAACATGAGATATGTAGGAAGTTACATATCTACAAGAGCAGATCATGTCAACGTCATAAATACCGGTGCTGAAACTACAATAATAAATTTCACAGTAAAGGGTGGTATTATGGATGTAGATTCACACGTCATTGTAAAAGCACATGGTTATCTTACTCAAAACTCTGCAACCGCTACAAACTATGCACTCAGAATCAAAGTTGGTGGAACAACAGTATATCAGGATAACTTTGGTGGAAGTCATGCACAGTCAGCAACAGTAAAACCTTGGTATATGGAACTAAGATTCTATAGAAGTAATCAATCATCAACTACAGGAAGGATGGTGGGATTCCTTGCAATGCAAGATACTTCTGCTCCTACTACTGGACAGGGTTCTATTACTGATGATGAAACTCTAGTTAATGCTAACATACGAGCACAGGGTATCTCTTGGACATTTGCTAATGATACAGCAATTCTTGTAAGCATAGACATGGATCAGACACAGGCAGCATCAGAGTTTCAATTAGATGGTTATACTGCCGAATTTGCACCATAAGGGGGTGAATTGAAATAGCATTCACAAAAAATCAAATGTTGACATTCCTTGCAGCAAAGAGAGATGAACAGGTTCATGATGTTACAACTCCTTCAAAATCATCAATAAAGTATTATACTATAGGATGCATGCATCTTCTATTGGAAAATGACATTATCACAGTTGCACAGGTTGCAGCAGAATTTCCAGAGTTGGGTTAATTAAATGGCAACAGAAGAACCACCAAAGGTAGAGAAAACAGAGCAGGAAAAACTAATTGATGAACTGCAAGCAAAGATAACATTACAGGATAAAGAGATTCATCATTTTAGAATGTTATTGGTAAATATTATTGAATTCCTTGACGGAGAAGAAAACAAATTCAGCAATCTCAGAAACAATTCAAAACAACTGATTGCAGACTCTCCTATGAACAAACAAGCAAGAGGACCAATAGTGCAGCAGAATACTTAGTTGGTTATCTTTTCCTTAGAGTTTGACTTGCTTATGTGCAACAATTAGTAGAACCCCAGATTTTAGACGGTTCATACACACAAGGAAACGATATCTATGTTCCATGTCTGATAGCAGACGGAGATTACTTTAACGAAAATGGTATTGGTTTTCCATCATCATTATTAGAGCAATGGCATGAAACAGATGCATGGGTTGGTAGAGTCCACAATGCTCATCCATCAGGGAATCATCCATTAGCATATGAGGACCCACCTGCTGATGACCTTGCAGAGTCAGCACAGATTGATTACTATCTGAAGAAGAGTGCAGATTGGGCATTTGGAACTTATGTTAAAACACAACTCAAAACTCTAGCAAATGGTTCAAAGAGACTAATCGGGATAATGAGGATTGCAGATGAGGGAGCAAAACGTGCATGGAAGGAAGGCAAGTTTCCACAATTTGTATCATCATCTGTTTTCGTATTACAGAGAGACAAGAAGGGATTCATAACAGATGCATATCCCCTTGGTGTATCGTCTGTCAAGACTCCGGCATACCCACCACATATTGCAGGTGTTTCAAAACAATGCACAGGTGGAACAGAATGCATATCACAATTAGTCGAATCATCCAAAAAGCGTGATCACAATTGTGAATATTGTAGATACACTGTTCTGTCAAATTTCTCTCATAAGTATAGTTCTCATAGTTTCGGAAAAGTTCAAGAATCTTCAATGGTAGACGATAAACCTAATTCTCCACCTGAAGGTGAAGTTAAGGATGCTGTTACGGGACAGGTAGAAACTCTGTCTGCTGATGGCAAAACCAAACTCCCAAAAGGAGAAGAACAGGAAATAGACTGGAAAACGAAGTTTGAATCCTTAAACAAGGAACATTCTGAATTAAAATCAAAACATAAAATCACTGAGGAAACCAACAGCGACAACAATAAGAAAATAGAGAAACTGATGAGAAGAAATGTAGAAACAGCAGTTCGTGCAAAGGTTGACAAAGTTCCTATGTTTGTTTTTGATAACAAGGAAGAGAACAAAGAGGAAGCAATAAAGAAATTTGTGTCAAGATTTGGCAAACTGACTGAAGAAGAAATTCTACAAGACATTGACGACACATATCATCTTGCTCCAAAGATGATGGAAATATCACAAAAGGGAAAACGAGTTGGTGAATCAGGACTTATAACAAATGATGGTAAATTGACTTTAAATAAAGACGAACCAACAAACGAGTTCAGCATCTTTGATGCAACGGGGGTGTTCGGTGAATAATGCCGGCATCACAACACGTTCCCGGAGATCCTGAACTTATAGATGGTGTCTTACCTGTCTCAACACAGGAAGATGCAACAACCGCAGCAATTGCAGGTGGAGACGTTTGCAATATGGCAGAAGCATCAGATGCATGGTTAACTTGCTCAACATCAGGAGTAGGACCATTCCGAGTTGCTACCCCATATGGTAAAGCAGTCAACCTAGTAAAAGTAGAACTCTGGTTGAATCCGGTCTATGTTTATGTAAAGGCAGGAGCAACGATACCACCAAACAATGATGTAATCAGGTCAGCAGCAACAGCAGGACGAGTTGATGCCTTTGTGGATGGAACTTCAGCAGTCAATCTGCGTGTAGGTGCATACAAAGCAAAAGGCAACGTTACTCCAATCCAAGGTGACGGAGTTACCGCAACAACGTCTGCTAGTGCAGGAGATTTGATTCTCATTAGGACATATTCGAGATAGGAGTGATATAGCATGAGTCAAAGATTAGTCCCGTTACCTCCGAAATACACAGGAATGGAATCCTTATCAGAAACATACAAAGAAGATCCAAATTCAGTAGTATACATAAATCCAGTGTCAAAATTAATCACAAGAGGAGAAGAAAGAATGTCCGTTGGATACAAACCAACGTATGATGAACCAATTGTAAATTTCGAGACATATGGCAAACAACACGCATTAGTAGAATCAGGAAAACAAGGTGATTTCAAAGGTCTGGGTGGATTCACAAAAGAATGGTATCCAAAAGCAATGGAAGTAATTTCTGCATGGAAATCAGGTGGAAAACAAGGACTTTCAAAACTTGCAGAATCAGGTATGCTAACAGGTGCAGACTTTGCAACTGTAAAATCAGCATTGCTTGCTCTGAAAACGACTGAGACACCAATACGCAATCACATCATACTAGAACTTGTAACAAGAATGCAATCAGATAGACTTGACTTGAGAATAGATGACTTTGCAGGATTCGATGCAATCAACGAAGATATGGGAGTATGGACCATTCCACTGTCAGGAAAGGGTGGATTTACGAGTCAAACTTTCAGTCAAAAGAAATACGGATGGCATCTGCAATGGTCTGAAGATTTCACCATGCAATACTATGACGTAGATGTAATGGGATATCATGTCAGAGCATTGAGAGGTCAAATGGAAAAAGTAATGAATCAAAAATGTGCTGCTCTCTTTAACGCACTATCTGCAACTGCTCAAGGTTCATGGTCTGCATTTTCAGGTGGTCTGTCCACAAGAAATGCAAAGATTGATGTCAAGAACATTGCAACAGTAGTTGACAACACGCTAAGAGGAACTCCACAAGCAATACTTTCAAACAGAGCAGTATATGATGTCTATCAATCAAACACAACTGTCCAACCCGGTGGACTTGGTGCATTTGCCAATGTAAGATATACATTCGGTAATGGTATCATCACTGGAACTGGTGGATTTGAGTCTATCAGATGGGGAGTAGATGACCTGATAACGACTGACCGCTACACTGTGTTTGACCCAATAGGAATCGTATTCGTAGAAGGTCCACAAAGAACTGCACAATATGAGGACAGCAGAACCGGAATCAGAGGAACAATCTTCAAGAGATGGTTCACTGCAAAAATCATAGACACAGCAGTTTTCAACACTGGAAGCACAATTCTCTAAAAAGGTTTTTTAACACCTTTACTTTCTTTTATTTTTAATGGCGTATCGCTACGTTCCAGAGAAGGACGAACCTGAATATTCTGAAAGAATCAAAGACATTATCAAAGCACATGAAGATGTATCAATGGAATGGATACCAAATGAAAAAGATACAGAGACTCTAAAAGAAATAGCATATCTGAAATTCTCAAAGAAAAGTCCACAGACTGCAAAGCAAGAACTCTTATCAGTATACAGAGAGAAAGATGAATTTTCTAATGATGAATGGATGTTATGGAAGGTCAAATATTCTTGTCTTGATAAAGATGATAGACCGTTTGAAGCAGAAGTGTGGTTAGGCAAACGTCCAAGACTTGATACAGAACCTATCAAAGATGCAGAAGGCAACACAATAAACAAAACAATCAGAAGATGGAATATGGTCTACACTCAACCTTGGGATCCAAAGAAACTTGCAGAAATCATGAAAGAATACAAAAGCGGTTCAACAAAGTTTTATCTATCATCAATATCTGATGACTACTGGCAAAACTTTGGTGGAACATCTGTCATGATAAAAGACAGAAATCTATTCACCAAAGAATCGTATGATGCTCTAATGTCATATGATGAGGGATTAAAGACTAAGAATATACAGAAAGAAGCAATCAAAAAGATGACTTCTTAACCTATTAGTGTTTTTTTATAACGTTTTCTAATCGAATCTGTGGTAGAATTCACAGGTGACTTAGTTGCAGAAATAGTAATAGGGACAGGACTTATCACAGTAGCACTTGTCATCTGGAATGCATCAAGACGTATAACAACAATGGAAGTTACTCTAACAGGTCTAGCAAAAGAAATGCTAGAAATGAAAAACCAGATAAAAACTGAACATGAAGTAGATATCAAAAGAGTGGAACTTGAAGTCTCTAATGCAAAATCAGAAAGGGTGAAACAAATAGGTGATGCAAAACTCGATTTAAAAGATGACTTTACAGCAATGCAGAAACAGACTGATTCTGTAAGAGCAGATGTTAAAGATGCCAATACCCGTGTGACTGTTGTTTCTACAAAGGTTGATGCACATGATAAGGAACAGCAAAAACTTCATGATAGGATTAACGAAAATCTAAGGTTTCTAACTAACTGGAATCAACGAATTGAGGATAGAGTCAAAGAAGCAGAAAATAAAGCAGTAGCATTGGTAGACTCTGCAAAGAGAGATTTGATATCCATGTTTCATGAACGTGGAAGTAAATAAAAGAAATGAAGATACCGGTTAAAGATTTAGTCCTTGTATTCATTGCCAACGTTATAGGTGCAACTGTCTGGTTTATCGTTGGTGGTTATTTCTATTCCGATTTACATGTGATTGATTTATCACTATCTATTACAGGGTGGGGAAATTTATTAACTCATTATGCATTGCCAATAGGAATCTTTGTAACATTTTTCTTCTACATTGAATTATTCCTTTATAAGCGATTAATGGCATATAGATATCAATGAATAGCATCACACCTCCAAGGGTTGATGTTAGATTTGCTCTAATTCCAGTACTGATTCTTTCGTCGCTTATGATAGGATATCTTGTTTTCTATCCACAAGAAACACCGACATCTACAAACGCAACTACGACTACGACTACAACCACAACCACTCAACAGGAACAAGAAACTCAATTAGATAATCAAGAGTTTTCTGGACATATATCAGGAGTTATAAGTGGTCCTGAAGTTGTCAACATTACAGTCGAGAATAATACTAATTCAACTAAATGATTCTTTTCTTCATATTAGGAATGAATTAGACTATACAATGAGTATTCCACATCAAAATCTTCTCATAATAGCAATAGTGCTGATTATAGTAGGAGCAGTTTTGTATTACTGGGTTGATATTCCAGTTGGACCAACGACTGTCGGAACAATAATTATTGTTCTGGGAGTAATTGCTTTGGTAGTCTGGTTTATCTTAGTGCTGATAGCAGCAATAAAAAACGCTTAGTTCACTTTGGTTTCATCTGAAGCACTTGCTTCAATGAATAATCAAAGTGTGGTTAGGTTAGTTGCGGTTTCATCCACAACGCTTTTAGTTGCTGTGATGTTTTTTCCAAATTTCGCACTAGCACAAGAAGAACAAACAGTTACCGGAACTTATATGGCATTGGCATTAGCAGTCATATCGTTAATGAGTAACGTCTTTAACTTCTACATGGCAGAGAAGGCAAAACGTATTGGTCTAAATCCAAACTCAACTGATGAGAAAATCATGAATGCATTCTTAACATTTGGTGAAAAATTCAAGAACTCAGAAGAGAAGGTTTCAAACCTAACAGAATTCGTATACAGTGCATTACCAAAAGAAGCACAAGAAATAGTAGATAAACCTGCAATCCAAATTAGAAATGTAACAAAGGATGTAGTTGAAGCAGATGCAAAAGTTCAAAAGTTCCGAGAGTTATATGATGCTGTGGCAACAAAGGTGAATAAGTAAAATGGCAAACAAAGAAAAACCAAAGACGATGGATGATGTAGCAATGTCATTTGTAGATGAACCCGGAAAACCGGCAGCAACAGAGGAAACAAAAAAGACCAAAGAACAATCAATTCTCGGTGACAATCCAGAAGTTTTAGAAGATAATGGAAAACGAGTCATGGCAAGGAACAAAGAAACAAAAGAAACAATGTTCTTTGATTCTGATGGAAACGAAGTTGGTATTGATGTCATTGACAGACTTGATACAGGATATCCATTATCACCTGAATACAATGCAAATGGTGCAAAGAAAAAGGGAGAATTAAAGGTGCGATTCACAAAAGAGCAATTCAATGAAGAAAAGCGTGTGACGGAAACTGTAGAGTGTCCATATGAAGAATGTGAACTCATATCAGAACGACAGGACTATGAAGATGGTGATGCTCACACAATATCAATACCAAAGAAACATCATTCTCTGGTCAAATTAGTGAGGGGTCAAATTGGGTAAAAAGAAAACAGCAAAACCAAAAGGTAAGAGCAAAGGTAAAAACTACTAGATTGTAGTTACCTTATACACTCTCATAAAGAACGTAACAAGAGCAGAGTGAATATCCGTCCTCTCTGGTTCGGGAACATTTCTTGAACCGACCAGATACAAATGTTTTATTTTTTGAGTTGGCATTCCTGTTCTATTATTTTGACTTACAACACGTTCAATGTATTTTCTAATCTTGTATCGTCCACGTCCTGCATGCTGACCTGTTTTGTATATCTTACCTGATTTCTCTGATATCTTGGCATCCATCAATATATCATAACAGGAATACTTGTCTATAATATCAGGATGAGTAATATCTGTAAAATTCTCTTCAAACTTTACTGTGTATTGTTTTCTTGTTGCATTATTAGGTTCATATCCAAAATCAATATCTGCTTGTGCAATACCACATGTAACATCATTCCACACTGTTTTGAAGAATGTCTCTGCTAGAACTTCAGGGTCCTCATCTAAATCTGAAAGCGGAACTGTGCTAGTGACACCATATGTTGACATTAATAATCAGTCCTTGGTGACTTGTATGGCAGTGCATCAGGATTTAGGTTTTTAGTTCTATATGTATATGCGGTTGATGTGAAAGATGCATCAGTTGGTTGATTTGGTGTGACCATCTTCATATTTTCCATAATGGCAACACACATTGACTTTGCTCTATTGAAGAATTCCTGACTCTTATTATCAGGGTCCTGCCACCAAGACTTTATCCAACTTCCACAGAAATATTCAACTGCACGGTCACACTGGTCTGCTACAGATTCACTACCGGTCCAATCATTCTTACCTGTGAATAACACAAGCATCTGATATCCGTAATCAAGTCCTGCTTGAATCTCCGTATCATCAACATCTGAATTATCTGAAACACCTGAGAGTGCTCTTGCTAAAGACACAGTTCCAAATGGCGAAGGCATACTCTAAAGAAACCCTATATTCAGAAAATAACTAACTTGATTCTCAATACCATACACGCAAGAATCTATCATATAATATGGCATATGAAGTTTCAACTACCTTAGACTGGACTCGTCAAATCCAAACAAGTGAAGAGACAACTAAAGGAACTCCGGTTCAAAATTCTACATATAAAAACATCGGAATTGCTTCAAAGTTAACAGACAACATTCCAATGAGACATGAAGAAGTTACCTTATTAGGGACTGAAGATATCTATGACGACCAAAAACTAGAAGAGCATAACATGATTACTGTATCATGGTTATTAATCGATACAAGATTTTTGAGGTATTTTACTGAAGCAGCAGGTGGTGGTGCAGGTTCTATTGATAAGACCAACACAGTTCTCAGAAGTCAGAAAATTAACAACGTTGCCAATACCAAAATTTACTATGGTGCACTTCCAGACAGATGCACAATCAACTTAGACAAACGTGTATCATGTGTTGGTGTCATGAAATGTATGTCATCAACTGACTGGTTAACTCAAGCAGCAACAGATACCGCTATTGGTGCTTCAACTGTTTATGCACCTGCTTTAACTACGACTCCTTGGACTCACTTAACTTCAGGAACATCAGATCCATTCACATACAATGCGGTTGCACGAGACATCGAGAAAGGAACAATCGAACTCTCAAGAAACGCACTTGAAGTCATGCCTTTAGGTTCAGCACTTCCAAGAACACTGAGACCCGGTGGTAGACGTATAGCATTCAATTTCGACACATGGGTAAAAGATTCTGCACTAATCGGTGATGTAAAGAACATGACTGCAAGAACAATCACAATGCAATTATTCACAACTCCTGTCATCATTACTCTGAACAACTGTAAATTCAACTCCTACACGACTGATTCTGACTCAGGAGCAATGGATATCTACAAAGAGACACTGGTTGGAGTTGCAAAGTCGATATCAGTTACAGCATTGACAGTGGCATCCTAAACAAACCCACTCTTTTTATACTACATTTTTTAATTCCCTCTTAGTTAGTGTTTTATGGCAGCAGAAATAAAAGAGAAACTTAAAGAACATAGAAAAACAATTGCAGAGACCCAATCCAAGGCAAACATAGAAGAAGAGTTAGGACCCGGTGTTGAAATAGAACCAGTAGAACCTGAAAAAGTAGACCTTGAAAGTTTTCCAACTCTAGATTTTGCTGATGCACGTTCAATCAAAACAATTGTAGAACAGATAAAGAATCTTCCAAAACTAGAAGATGTTAATGAGCAATTAAAGAAGATTGACACATACGAGCAATATGCAAAGAAAGTATGGATAATGAAAAGAGCAGAAGATGAATCGTTTGATATCCCTGTCAGAATTGTAGAAAAAGTAGAGAAGAGACAGATAGGTGATGCTGTGCAAGAGAGATTAATATGGAAACGTGACAAAGAGGGAAAGATAGTATCAAAACCAAAAACATTCCATTATGCATCACTGCCAATGCAGGACCGTGATGAATTAATGTTCTTAGAGTCTGCGATGCAGGATGCACATTTTGCTGTGATAGAAGAAGGTGTCAGAATCAACCGTATGACAAACGACCCAACCACAACAGAACAGATGTTTCAAAAATACGCACAGGACAAAGTATGGCAATCAAAGAAGGTGAGATGGGAAAAATCAATTCAGGATTATTATTCAGCAGTATTCAAGGCATACTTTGGTGCATCTGATGATGATATCCGTTCAATAGGATTTGATGATGTCATAAACTATTCAGATATAGCATTGTATAAAGGGGGAGTAAAGTCCCCAAAATAAGACGGGTCCTTAGAGATTGGATTAAAGGCAAGACTATCATCGGTGCTTCTGTAAGGACCCGTTGGTATATCAAATTAGCAAGACTCTATATGTTCTACCATAAGGTTCCTTGGGAATTGGGTTATCCATTCTATGAAGAAATAGATGCAATAATGCCAGTGATAGACAAAACTGTTGCACAGATAAGAGAAGAAGAGAATAAGAAATCAGGTCCGAATCTAAATGCAAGTGCTGATTGGGAGAATATCAGAAGAGGTAATATCAAAAGAGACTCACTTGGTAGTGGCAGTTCATATTAATATAATCCGAGAATCTTATGCAACATAATGTTCGCACTATCAATGAAGATTACAGGTATGGATGAGAACATTAAACTTTTTAATAATATTTCTTTAGGATTACAGAATCATCAAATCGGTGAAATAATAAACTGGGTATGTGCACAAGTTGCAGCAGAAGCACAGAGCAAAGCACCTGTGGTCACAGGGACACTCAGGGACTCTATTACTCACTGGATGAATAATGAGTTGTCAGGTGAAGTTGGTGCAATGGTAGATTATGCTGCTGCTGTTGAGTTTGGATACACAAATAGAGCAGGAAAGAAAGTTCCGGGACGAAAATATTTTACCCCTGCTGCAATTCATGGACAGAAAATGTTACTTGATGAACTTCTAAAATATACAGTTGCACTTACAAAAGGAGGTCAACCAAAACCACCACATGCAGAACATGGTTCAAAGGGTGGTGCAAGAGCACACAAGTTTCTGTATAAGGTCCAGACCGGTGCAGGGACCCGTTATGTTTATGGAAAGAAAACTCAGACAAAAACATCTTTCAGACAACTGCTAAGACCCAGTGGAAGAAAACAAAAATATGGATTCCCAACAAGACGACCCGGTGCAAAACGATGACTTGGTTGGTTGGTTATTAGATAATCATCGACACAAATAATTTCATAATTGTCATCACCAAGTATCACTGTTAGATACGATGCTCAGAATGCTGAATCTGTAGTTGCTGCTAATACAAAAATAGTAAAATCACTTGATGCAATGAGGACAGGAGCAGGACAACTAACATCCTCAGTAAAACAGATGGAAACAGGATTCAGAGCAGATGCACTTGGTGGATTTACAACTTCTGTCACAAATGCTGATGCAAAGATTACAGGATTTCGTGCAAAATTATCACAGATAGGTTCTACATTCTCTCAGAATGCAACTTCATTCGGTGTTGCAACCGCTTCAATTTGGGGAGTCTACAATGCTTATGACTCATTAGAGAAGGTCCAAATCAGAGCACATGCTGCTGCTCAAAGAGTATCAACTTTAGAGACAACAATTGCAACATTGACTGAAAGACGTAGACAAGCAGTAGACAAAGGAAATCTTTCAGCAGAGCAAATGGCAATACTTGATGACAGGATTACCAATGCTCATAATAAATTATCAGTTGCTCAAGAACGAAATGCAGACTTACAGCAAGATGTCAACGAAGCATGGGCAGCATTTGCATCGCAGGTTGGTCCACAGGTTGTTGCAGCAGGATCATCAGTCGTTCAACTTGTAACAAATCTCAGGGGAAGTTTTGGTAATATCATTCCATCAATCAAAGGTTTTGTAACTTCTATTGGATCCACTGTTCTTGGAATGGGACAGACAACAGGTGCTTCTCTTTTGTTAAGACCTGCACTTGGTGGAATTGGACCGGCAGCAGAAGTGGGTGCGGTTGGTATCAGAGCACTATCAGGTGCTATGAAAGGTCTCTTAATAGGAACAGGTATTGGTGCACTTGTTGTTGGTATAGGATTCATCATTGAAGCATTGATGAATCTTAATCAAGCATCAGCAGATACAGCAACAGAGACTACAGATGCTTTTGGAGAAGCAGCAAAGGGTCCACAGTTATACACAACTTCAGTTCAGTCACATCTTGATGCAGCAGATGAGATAATCAAAAAACATGCAGAGACTACTAAAACTACACTAGGAACGATGAATGCTGATTATATAAAATCAGTGAAGGACCAACTAGAATTTGATAAACAACTTGCAGAAGTAAGTGTGAGAAAAGTAAAGGGATTTGCAGATGAAGCAACTGCAAAAAGAAAGACACTGGAAGCAGATAAAGAACATTTGAACGTTGTGCAACTTGTTCTAAAATATGGACTTGATTTTGATAAACAACTTGCTGATGCAATATCAAAAGAAAAAACATATCAAGGATCACTCAATGCAACAAATCAAGGATTAGAATTAATCAAATCAAAACTTCTTGCTGTTAATCCTGCATATCAAGAAGCAGTAGCAAAACAGCAATCAGCAGCACAAGCAGCAGATTTACTACAGAACCATTTAGGAGAACTTATTCCCGCATGGACCAAAACAGCAGAAGGAGCAAAGTCATATGTAGATAGTGTAATAGAGCAAAACAAGGCAACAATACTTGCAACAGGTAGTCTTGAATCAGCAAAAGGACCACTGGAAGAACATATCAAGGCAAATTTTGGTGCATCAGGTGCATTAAATCTACGCTCAGTAGCAGAAGCAGAACTGGATAAAAAACTAAAAGAACTGTTCCCAGATGAGGAAAAGGTAACAAAAGTAGAGAAAGATAGAGTAAAAACACTTGAGGAAGAAGCACAAGCACAAGCAGAAATAATTCTGAAGAGCACAATACAAAGGGAACAGATAAGTAAGATTGCTGAAGCAACACAGAAAGAAAATGCTGCATTAACACAGGTATTTGGTGCAAGAGCGGTAAAGACTGCTGCTGACCTTCAGGGAACAGAAGCAGGAAAACAACTCATAGACATAGCAACACAAACTGTTAATGCATATCAAACGGAAGAATTACAACTTGTCACTCTAGCAGCAAAATATGGTATTCATAATGATTTACTTTTAGATGCAATAACAACAGAAGGAGACCAGACTGATGCTCTGAAAGACCTCATAATTCAACAATTGGATTGGAGTGCAGCAATCACAGATGGAACTGTTAAAATGAAAGCAATGAAAGATGGATGGGTTGCAGGAGTTCAGGAACTTGCTGATTTCACTACAAATCTTGTTAAAAATAAAGCACAGTTAGAAATCACACATCAGGGATATCTTGACCTTGCCAAAGATTTGAAGATAGAGTTACCAAAAGGAATCACTCTTACAAATGAGAATCTAAGAGCATTAATAGAAGCAGAAGGTGATGCAGGAAAAGAGGGACAAATTATGGGACAACTTATGGATGAAGCATTCGGTAATACACGAGATTCATTACAAGAATTAATTGATGCTGCTACCAAAGGTGGTAAAGACTGGAAGAGTGCATGGAAAGATGTCAAAGACTTAATTCCAAAATCAGTTAGAGATGAATTCAAAGAATTCCTTCAGGACCAAGCAGAACTTCAAAAAACAGTTGATCGCAATACAACAGTCCTAGAAGGATATAGCAGAATATGGAGTGACCTTAGTGCTAATGAAAGAAAGGATATAACAAAACAATTAGCAGAGGATATTGGAAAACTTGGAGATGAACTCGATGATGTTTCTGATGCTGATGTAGATACAACACTGATTCAACCTTTACTGAAACTGAAAGAAGGTGGTCTAACAGCAGCAGAACTTGATGTCTGGAAAGGATTCTTTGATTTATTTGCAACACTCAAAGCAGAAGGTGGTGGAATAGATGAAAATGATGTCAAGATATTGCAAGACTATGTTAATACCCATACAGGTATGGGAGAACTTGCAAATAAGACAGAGGACACAACAACTGCATTTGAAGATTTAGATCCTGCCGTGCAGAAAATTGTGTTAAACAATGTTTTGGCAAGAACAATAAATCAAGTCACAATTGACCTTAACTTGCAGGGTAGAGCAGTCAGAGGACTTACAACTGACTTTGGAAATCTTGTGGATATAATGAAACAGATGATAGCATTAAGACCCGGTGGTGGTAAAAACAACGGATTCACAAATGTCAGTGGAGATATTCCATTTGACCCAACATTCCAGAGAACACCTGAATCAGAAGGAGATGGTCAAACAAAAAATGTTCCAAAGACAGTAACAGTTGTTTTCAAAGCAGATATCAAACAATATCTAACAGCAGTAGATACAGTAGTCAAACGTGCACAGTTTGTCGATGCACTAAGACCTATTGTGGACTTTTTGGGAGATCATCGTCAGTTCATGAAAGCAGCAAGTGATGTAGGCAAAGTAGTTCAAGGAATTGATAAGATGAGACCAATTGTTGATTTTCTAGGAGACCACAGACAATTTATGAAAGCAGGTTCAGATGTTGTTAAAGTGGTCCAAGCAATTGATAAACTCAGACCAATTGTAGATTTCCTAGGGGACCACCGGCAGTTTATGCGTGCAGCATCAGATGTGGAAAAGAAAGTAAAACAGATTGATGGAATGGTTGCAACTGTAACGATAAAAGCAAAACGTGTTGGTGACTTTTCTGCTCAGCATGGTATGCATGCAACTCTATCAGAAGATGCATTCATCTATGCTCACAAAAACGAGAGAGTGGATATATCACCACCCGGAGACACACGTGGTGGAACTACAAATCAATATGCAACTCATAATACAACAGTAGCAGGTGCAAAAACAGTGCATCTTGAAATGCCAATCTATTTGTTCCCCGGTGCATCAATGCTATCCAAATTGATTAAGGAAATTCCTCTTGAAGATACCGGAATGTATGCATCAGCATGAGTTCCGAACTAATGGCAGCAGCAGAGGAATACATGGATCCTGTCAAATACAAATTAATATTAAAAACTCCTGATGAATCTGAGACCACATATGAATTTGATTCCTTTGATACTGACAATGCACCGTTTGTTCTGCAAACAATAGATGTTAATCCTAGCAGTGCAAGCACAGGAGATTTTGCTTTTACAATAGATGACTCAAAAGACAAGGTAATCCGAGACACAATTGAATGTGGTCATGTTGCTATAATTCAAGCAGCAAAGAAACAGGAAAACTACAAAAACATTATGTGGGGAATAATTGATGATATCACAGAAGATTATCCTATTGCAAACAAACTCCTGTATTCATTTCGTGGTCTGGGATATGGAGTTGTTCTAAACTACACAATACTTAATTTTTTGAAAAGTGCTAACAAAGACGACATTGTTGGTAACACCGTTCTGAATGACCCTGCTTTCCGTATAGATAATCTTGCATTAGAAGCATTCACATCAACTGATATCCTACCTCTAGGAAACTCCCCCACTTTACAGGACCGGGGGGGATATTTACTTGATAGTCTTGCCAACACGATTAGAGTGACAATGCCTACTGTTAATGCACCACTGACAACAGCAGCAACTATCTTGGAGAATTTTGCAGCATCAAGTGGAACTGTTTTCCATGTAGATGCTGATAAAAAGGTGTATCTGAGACCACCATACAAGGTCCACTCCGGCATAATAATCAGACAGTGGGAAGTCTATGAAGGAACAAATCAACCTATCACAGAGAGACTCAATGACCCTGCTGAAACCACAGCATATTATTTCGGTGGATGGTCTGGAAGAAAATTCATGAAAGTAGACCAAGGATTTTTCAATCAAGTATTTCTTACGATAAACACTGACCAGATTATATCATCAGCATCAGGAACCGATACTCCAAATTTTACAAGTCTAGCGAAAAAAGATGTTGGACAACAATTCATACCCGGATCCACAAAACTTTTCAATGTTGCTCTCCTATTATCAAAAGCAGGCATAGGTAGGTCATCAGTAGATGATGCCTACGACCTCACAGGGGTTCAGGGTCTCATATGTGAAGATACCGGTGATAATCATCCATCTTCAAAAATAATTGCAACTTTTAATATTCCATATGACCAGATTACAGAAGCACCGGTCCCGATTTACAATATTGCACTAAGTTATAGAATGCCAACAATTGACCAGAACAAAAAACACTGGATTCTATTATTCAAACGTGGAGAAAATGAGGATAACACAATAAGATGGCATCATGACTCTGATTTTACAACTGCATCGACTGATGCACTACCAAGATATTCAGGAACAAAGAAACCGTTCACAGACCAACCAACTCCATACAATGAGAATTTTGAAAAAGGATGGGGTGTAAATTCAAAAGGTCCTGTTCACAGATTCTCATTCTTTGCTACAAACAAGACAACAATCAGTGCAGCAGATCCAATGTCTATCAAGTTGTTCACTCCAAACAGACCTGTTGAAATCAGAGTCAATGCACCTTGGATACATGATATCTCAACAGGATTCAAGTATGCTAACACCTTGTTGCAATACGGTGCAAAACTAAAAAGGATATATGAGAAGAAGCAACTCTCAATTCCAAATAAATTGTTTTATCCATTGCAACTTGCCAACATAGTATATCCACCCGCAGGAATAAATCAGAATTCAAATCTTGTTGCAGAGATTAACAGTGTTCATTATTCTGCAAATTCATTTGATGCAGAGAATCCATATGGTTCATACTTTGTGGAATTGACCTGTGTTGGATACATGAATCACTTCCAGAGTAAATTCGGAGAGTCAATAATTTGTCAATCCTAGATTACTTTAGAAAGAAATTGAATAGACCAAGACGTGTAGGTAGTCTAACACTAGAAGATGTATATGTTAAAGGTGTTGAAACAGGTGTGCTATGGGATTATAGAAAAGATTCAATCCCAGTCTGGAATTATATTAAAACTCTACAACAATTACGTGATGAAATTCTTTATTCCAAAAAGAGATATCCTGAAGTTCACAGACATCTCAAACTCATAAAAAGCAGAATGATTGCAGACTATGAATCAAAGATTAACAGGATATGGAATGACCAGAGGACCGGAACATATTTTGAAAAGGGAGACAAGTTTGAACCATATCAAATCGTAAGCAATCATAATCTTCCAATGTGGGATGGATTGACAGCATTCAATGAGTTTATCGCAGGTGAATCTTCTGACTTCTTTTTCTTTATGGGAGCAGGTATTGGAACAACCAAACCAACATTTGCAGACCCCGGACTTGAGGATGAAAAAGTCAGGACCGATATGAGGACATCAGGTGATATCAATGCTGATGGAATTGTCCTCAAAAGCACAGCAGCATTTCCAACATCAGTCCCAACAGAAGCATCAGGATTCTCAGAGTTTGGAGCATTTGATTCCGACAATGAACTAAGTTCTAGAATGGAATACCGTGTAACAATAACTCCTGCACTAGCACATGTTCAAAATGTCACATTCATGCAAGCATCTCATACTATAGTATTACAAGCGGTGTTAAATGTAGAATGAGTTACACATGGTTGACTGTCAGAGGTGGAAGTGCTAATCCTTCCAGTCTGAAATTCCAAGCACTGATGAACAAACAGAACATTGCAGAAAACGAATTATTCAAACCAGACCAGTTCACTCCAAAATCAATTTCTGCTAATACTGAAGATACGGTCCTAGTTCAAGACCCATTCTTCTTTACAAAACTAAAACCAAAGACGATACACTACAAAGCACCATTTGAACCAGACGGTAAATATCTAAGACTATGGATGAGATTCAATCATCTTGGAAAAACACTGAAAGACGAAGCATTCATGTTTGGTGGAAGCGGTGAAGTAGTAAATAATATCTACATATATGGCAGTCCAAAACTTTGTGAAGGTCCTGATGATGGTGTCAAAGGTGGTAGAGTAGTCACACAACTAAATTCTGACCCCGATGTTTTAGATTATTATTCATGCTCGAATCCTGATGAGCAGAATGTTGGAATAATGGACATCAGTGATTTTGGATTAAAAGGATATTCAATGTATGTTGATTTTATGTTAGAAGGAGCACCTGTTGCAGATAATGGACAGGATCCTACAATATGGTTTCATGTTGATGATGTAAATGGAGATTTTGGAACATGTCTTAGAATTGGGACCACAAGAGAACTGATTGTTGATACTAAAGTTAGTGGAACACATCATTGCAAAGCAGCAACAACTACCCCAATTCAATCAAACGTTTGGTATCGGGCATGTGTAAATTATCTTCTCAGTGGTGCTGTGACATCAATGAGAATAAATAATATTCCTCAAACACTTGTGAATTCTACCAATCAATCATTTCCAGATTCACATGAAAATTCTGTATTTGTAGGAGTAGGACAGGACCTCACAGGGAGATTTGTTGGTAGAATTGCTGATATCAGATGGTATCGTGACCTAGTTTTCTGGACTCAACACATGGATAACATATGGAATAATCACCGCAGCATATGTGCTACTCCCATAACCAGTTTCACTGTAGATGGTAATTGGATTGATTGCGGTAATGATTCTAGTTTATGGTCACAATCACTAACGAAATTCTCATGGTCTATGTGGATATTTCCTACATTTACAATAGGTGATATGTCTAGAGATATTCTCCGTCATGGTGGTGGCGGTGGTGCTAGATTCAGATGTGATTGCGAAATAACAACCGGTGATGTAAGATTCTACATCAGAAACAATGCTGATACTACTGATGCTACTGCAAGAGTAGCAGGATTGGTGCAAAATAAATGGCAACATCTTATTGGCAGTTATGATAACAGTTTAGGTTCAGCAAATGTAAGAGTATATCTTGATGGTAATATTGGTGCAACAACAGCAAATGATACAGAGTCAAAAAATCTTAGTGCTATACTAACATTAGGTGGATCTGCATCATCAAATGATTTTCTGGGTTATATGAAAGATTTCAGATGGTGGACCACAAGAGCAAAGAATACAACAGAAGCATTGAATGTCTATTATAATACAGGTGCATACACATTTGCACCTGATTACTGGTTAAAGATGATGGAAGGAAGCGGTAATCCCGTAGATACTATTACAAGAACGAAAGTTGGAACACTGACCGGTGGTGCAGATTGGACAATGGGTCCAAGTCCCAGACCAACTCAATTTGGTTCTCTTGCTGTAGCAGGATATTCAAGATTCAATGATACAATTGATACAGGTGGATATGATAGCACTGGATATGATAGCACAGGATTTGATACAGTATGAGTTTTAATCTAGGAACACAGTTTGAAGATGACGAAGATTATAGTCCTGCTCGTTGTAATGCAAAAGGCATTCTCAGAGATACAGGATCCAACATAATAGCAATAGCAAGTTCAAGACAGATAGGGTTAGCAATACCCACTGATACAAGTGGTGGACTGATAAAAAATGTCACATACTATGTAGACTATGATTCAAACTTTAACAGAATAAATTTTGAACCAATATTTCACACACATACTCATGATGGTAGTGGTGATAATGAGGGTGGTGGAAGATTCCTTGACATATTACTTGAAAACGCTAACGAAGCAGGACAGATTGAATCATTCAATCCATATAATCTAAGTATGTGGTGGGATGCTAAATCACTTGGTGCAAGTGGAGTTCTTGATATAGACCAATCATTTGTCACTACTAGATTTAAGACGGGAACCACAACAGGAAGTCATGCACATGGAACAATAGGGGGAATTGTTTTTGAATGGGGAGACCTGCTGAATTTTCAGTGGGGTGGATTCTGTAATCTTAATGCTAACATATTGACAAGAGTAGGAATCAATGTTGATACAGTAACTCAGACCCCTGATACAACAATTAGAAAGATGGGTATGGAAGGTTGTGATGGTCATGGAACAAACTGGGTTGTGATTAATGGTAACGGAACCAGTGGAAGTGAATTTGTTACAGCAACAACAGCACCCCTTACCGGTGATGGGACCGATGTGGAACAATACGCATTATTACACGAACCTGCAACAGCAGTCTACTTCATGGCAAACAGAATATTGAATGCTACATCAACTACAAATGTTGCATCTGATGGAACAACAGCACACTCACGAACAATACGTGCAGGTATAAAACTTCCCACGGGAACAACTGAAAAAATATTGCATGTAAAATACTTCAAACTTATCGGAAATACATCAGGTGACTTTATGGGTGCATGGGACTTTTGACCTATGACAGCGAAAATATATCATAAATCAGTCAGATACAGACTTCACAGAATAGAGATTAATAATTACAGACCTAGCACACCGGGAATAAATTTGACAACTGACAACTATGACCCTGAGAATAATGAGATAACGATGCACTATTCGTGCACAGATGATCCAACACTTCCACCAAATCAACGCAGAACAATAGACGATATTGAAGAGGAGATATCAAGAATGTCATCACGTATAGTAACAGAAAGTAAAATCAAATATCCAAATCCTTTCTATCTGGAAGTTCGTTCTATCTTGGATTTACCCGCATATGATGGTCAGTATGATAAACTGAGAAGTAAGGCAAAAGATGTTACGAGCAGGACAATAGAAAAATCTGCTTTCAAAGACATCAACCGCTATTATGAAAAGATGGGAATGAAGGGTCTGAGAAATCTGAATGTAGAAATGGGATTAGTGACGTATTAAATGGCATTAGGATCCACCGATATTAAACTACATCTAACCGGTGGGTCATCAAATAGTAATCCCGCTTTATCATTAGGGGGTAACGTATCAAGTGTAGTTATAACATCAGGTGTGATGAACAACCTCTTCCGTAGAATAACGGAATCAGAAGCATCAAGCGGGGTCACAATTTTCAGATGTGTTGCAGTCAAGAACCATAATGCAACTGACATCATGCGTAATGTCGTGTTTTACATGGTGCAAGATACAAAATCTAATGATGACTTGGCACTTTATTCAAAAGCACAAGCAGGAAAGAATACTGTTGAAACTGCTATTGTTGATGAATTCACAGCACCGACAGGTTCTAATATTAATTTTATAGGTTCGCTGTCAAGAAGTGGTGGAATTGCACTTGGCAATCTATCACCAAATGATTACATCAATCTATGGTTGCGTTATAGTGTTAATCCCGGTGCAGTGCAATTTCCAGATGACCAACTTAAAGTAAGATTTGAAGTCAATCCACCTGAGACATCAGAGATACCGGTTCCGACACCATCACCAGACCCAGATTCAACAGGGACTAACTTTCAGATGGTAGTATTGGGTGACTGTTCATGTGGTTCTAGTTTTGATACTAACTGGTCCAAGATAAAGGCAAGGAGTCCTGAATGGATTGTTTTCAATGGGGACCTTGCTTACAAGAGTGGTAGCACTTGTTTTATAGATAAAATTGGTTCAACATGGCGTGCTAAATCATCAATTTCATTTGGCAATCATGATGTAGATGAGGATGAAAGTCAACCATCAACTAAGAATGCATTGCTAACAGCATGGGGATATTCAAAGACATACAACAAAAAGATTTTCAATAATGTTGGAATGATAATGATGGAATCAGGAGAGAATCAATCAGTATCGGATTCTGTAGGTTCAGCACAATATAATTTCGTAAGAGATACACTAAAAGATTGGGACCAGAATCATCCTGAAATAGAATGGATTTTTGTCTTTAATCATTATCCTTTCTATGGACCGTCATCAAACCATAGCAATAATGGTGGTGGACGTGATAGATATGATCCACTGTTTGATACATATGGCGTAGATGCAGTATTCACGTCCCATAATCATAATCTCTGGACCACAAAATTATTGAAGTATAACTCAGGGTCTCCCAGTAATCCAACCACTGCTGGAACAGATCCCAATTATTCTTACTCAAAGAGTGCATCAAATCATGGAAAACTTTACTTTGGGTCAGGAGCAGGTGGTAAATCACACTATGGTATAGATTCCACTCCTTCTTATGTAGTATATAGCAACGATAGCGATTACGGATACGTATTCTTGGATTTCACAAATAGTGGAAAGAAGATAACTTTCAGAGTTTATACAAGTTCAGATGCATTGAAAAAGACGTTAACACTTACCCATACTGCGTGATAGTAAATGGCAAATCAACTCGATAAATTCGGAATAAAAATGATATACTCTACTAAGGTAGGTGCTAGAGAATGGTATATTCGAGATACAGTTGCAGATGTAATGAATGATTCTCGCACAGATGGGGACCTTCATGATGACCTTGCTGATGGTGGAAGTAATACAGATGGATTTACTGTAAAAGATAATGGTCAGGTCCGTTTGAAGGTAGTCCCAGAATCTACCATGAGAGACTACAGCAAACCGGGTCTGGACCAATCAACAGCAAAGGGTCAGGGATTCATGTCATCATCAAAAGAATGGGATATGAAAGGACTTGAGATGACTGCAAGAATCAAATGCACAGATTTTGATACTGACGATTCTCGGTTCATTATGAAAGGTCCAACTGGATCACACAAATCAAACACAGATGATTGTTCAGGTTCATCATATGGTGTTAGATTCTTTTTAGCACCATCAGGAAGTGATTCTGGAACTACAGAATGGTTCAAAGAACAATGGCATGTTCATTATCAAACAAGAGATAACAGTCAAAAGTCCACTGGTCTTGGCAGTATTCATAACAAATGGGTTGGATGCAAATACATCATATATCTTGTAAAAGATTCCAGTGGAGCATTCAATCATGTAAAAATGGAAGCATGGATGAATTCAAATAATGATGGTATAACTTGGAAAAAAGTTAATGAGACCACAGATACGGGTGGATGGAATGACGGTAACGGTGCTTTAGATTGTGGTGCAGATAGAGCAGATGAAATAATGACATGGGATGCACCGTCTATGATATGGAGATGGGATGGACCAACTATACTATTCAAAGACTTATCAATGAGAGAAATTGACCCATCAAAACTTGCATCTGATGTTGATTCAGGTGAGAATCAGGAAACACCATCAACAGGAACTATAAGCAGAGATTATGTGTTCAGATGGAATCTCATATCATTTCCTATAGACGAATGTTCTCTTGGACAGGATGTAACAACATTCACAAAAGTATATGATGTTACTGATGATGGAACTGAATCTAATCTACATAAAGAAAGGTATAGAGTAGGTGTTCTAGTTAATAGTAATAGTTCTAAGTTAGTAGGAAAGAAACCAAGAAGAATCACATTAAGACTATCTGCTGGGGGAAGTCCACCCGCAGGTGATATTACCTGTGTCATACGTGATGGAAATACTGATGAGGTTGTATCAACATTTACTTGGACCGGTGGAACACTCAATGCAACTGCACTAACAGGAACAAAGACAAATTATGTATTCCAAAATCTGACATCTAATTATGTGCTCAAAACAGGAGATAGAATCAATGTGGAATATAGCGGTAATACTGTGGATGTAATAAATGAAGTCAATGTATTTCGGAGCACAGATGACCCCTTTGACGGTGCTAATACATGTGCAGTCAAATTTGATGCAGGGGGAATTCCACCAACTACATACTCATCTCCTGATATATTCAGAGATTATGCATGGATAATAGAAGAAGCAGCAGGTGCAGGAACCTAAACTTTTGGTTTAACACGGTGTATCCTGCATAACCATCTATAGCATTCAGAACACACTCTCTTTGGTTTCACTGTTTTATACTCAAACGTTACCAATTTTTTAAAATTACGTTCACAACTCCAACATTGACCCACGTTAAGATATTCAATGTTCACATTATATATGTTTAGCATATCTAAATAAAACGGAGTTATGGTTTAGATTATCAATCCAAACTTTTATTTATGATGTGTTTGGTTACTGGGTCTTGTGTGGGCGTATAAATCTGTTGGAGGATTTACCTTGCTTGCTGCACTATTTTTATTCCTAGTCAGTGGTATTGGTAACACGAATGTGAATGTAACGTATGCAGACAAGAAAATGGAATGTGGAGATATGAACTGGAACGATAAAGGTCATGATGACAATAGTCCATCATCAAGCAAATTCAAAGATGCAGCATATGAAAAATCCTTGTGTGAATTGGCAAAGGGAATAGACCATGAAAAATATTCAAATCATGATGCAGTGAATTGGCATAAGTTCAAAGTGAGTCCGGCATATCTTAATGCAACCGACGAACAACAAGATTGTCTGAAAAAATCTCAAAAAGAAGGTAATGGGATGGACGGTCTTGGTGGATATGAAATCCTCTACTGTGCTGTGGATGAGGATTAATCCACTTTATTTTTTTATATTTTTTCCAATAGCACGTTTCTCAATGCAATTGAGTTTTCTTTTGGTTCAAACATAAAGTCTAGTGTCAGTTTTGAATTGTAGTTCTTTGCCATTATGTATATTCTACCATGTGCTGAATTGTTGAGTCTTATCCAGAAGTAAGAATTCTTTTCCAATAGTGCTTTGTCAAAGAAGTATTTCTCTGCATTGCTGTCAACTACATCTGCTTGTTTCTTTCCGTTAATGCTCATTGTCAGTCTTATCTTATTTGACCCCTCATCCTGACATGTGAATTCTGCTTTATTCCATTCATAGTCCTTGATTCCTTTGTCAAGACTTCCATTGCCTATTGAATCATGAATGTTATGACAGGTTTCTCGTTTGATATCCCATCCACTATGGTCAATTCCAACTCCTTCTCCACCTGCTCTATTTTCACAAGCAGAACCTTCCTGATGTCTGCTTCTTAACTTGAGTGAAATATTTGCAACTCCACCGCTACCTGCAACTAAGTGTGCAACTCCGTCACCATCAATATGAAGTTCTGGACTACCTGATGCTGCTGTATACAATCCCTTTCCATCAGGACCGACATTACCTTCTGATGATTTGACTATTCTTTTCTTACCATTATTCCAACCCCCATTGACGTTTGAATCGTAAAGAACGCCAGTTGGAGTGGGAGTTGGAGGTGGTAACTGACCATCCTTAGTGACCGTGATAAGGCATGAATCAGTGGAAATATTAGACTTGTCATCTTCTACAATTAATCTGAATATGTATCCTCTTGCTTTTTCACCTGCTGCTAGATTTGGAGTGTGGAAATGTAGCATCAATGGGTCTGCGGGATCCTTTGTTATGTGAGATTCTACTTCAGGGTCATACTGCCATTCCACATCAACTATCTTTCCATCATCTTTTGCACTTCCATCAATCTCAACCATCACACCTTCTCCTACAGTTGCATCCTCTCCTGCATCAATGACCGGTGCTTTGTCTGGTCCCGGTCCCGGTGGTGTTGAATCACCTTGAACTGTATACTTGCCTACCATTGATTTCATTTCGTCTGGTTGCTGTATCAGAATATCAACTGTGTGTCCCGGAATTTTTTTGAATAATTTTGTTAGAGTCTTTGACTTGAAGTCTGCTAATTGTTTTCCAGTTTCTTCAACATATACTTGAACTTTCTTACTTGCCATTTACTAATTCACCCATTTGTCCTTGACTTGATCCGAGTTGCTAATAAACCATGCAGAAACTTGTCTCTGTGCAGGGTCATCAATCTTCAAATCCATGATTGTAATTCCATTGGTTCCTGTGATACATTTGATACAGGTATTTCCATTCCATTTATCACCACTGAAAGTATACATTGAAGAACCTGTATCATGAGTTCCTGTTCCATAGACTCCATAAACTATGGGTCCTATCATGAATCTTTGATAATTGTGGTTATGTCCTTGCAATACATTCTCAACTCCATTTGCTAGGAACAATGGATTGTAGCATGCATATTGACCATTACCTGAATGCTTTGAAGGTGCAGTTACAAATGGTTGGTGCACTATTGGAATGTTATACCATGCATCACTAGAATCTAATTGGTCCTTTGTCTTTGCAAATTGTGCTGATGAGCAATCAAATGGTGCATCATTGTCTGCATCTATCAGATAGAATGATACTTTATCTTTGTAATTGAATTGCCCAAAGGTATCTGACATTCCCATGAATTGTTTTGTCTGAGTCCCAGAATCATGATTTCCTACTACAACTACAACGCAATCAAAGTCTGCTGCCTTTATCTCATCCAAAACATTGCTTCCAGAACTATATGCATAATCTCCTGCAACTACAAAGCAGTTAGCATTGTATTTCTCTGCAAGAGCAATCTGGTCTGTCAGTCCTGAATTGTCATCAATATCAGCAACTACAGCAAGTCTTACAATTTCAGAATTGTTCACATTCTTATCCGGTTGGTCTGGTTGCTCTGGGGGTTTAATCGGACATCCCTCATCAACAAGTCCATCACCATCATTGTCTATTCCATCACCACAAATCTCAATTGGTTTAGGTGGTGGATTAGATGTCCCATTGACAACTGTTCCATTGATAACAATTGGAACCCAACTGCTGTCATTAAATAATGATATCGAAAATTCGTCTAATTCACTTGTGTTTGCTTTAGCAGAAACAGAAAACTTGTCTATTGTTGTCCAATTATTACTTGTCACATTGTCAACCTTTTGTTCTGCTCCGTCCCAATCACCTGTGACATTCAACGCTGTGATTGATTTGCTAATCTTTTCTTTTGCTTCCTGACTTGTTATGCCAAATGAAAGAACAGGCATTGTCAAAATCAGGAGCACTAAGGGGATTAAAATTAAAACTTGTTTACCCACGGATGGACTTAAATACTAACGTATAAAAATATATTGCATGCCTAGTGCAAAACTCAGGAAAATGGGAGTCACTAAAAAGGAATATGATGATTGCATCCGTAGAGTTGGGGGAGATAAAGCATATCCTATATGCAATGAAAATCTGAAACGCAAACACTCAAAGAAAAAATAGGGTTAATACCGTATTACAGTTTCCAGAAAACTAGCACGGTTTATTCTTGGTTTATGTCTTAACCATTCACCGCAATCAGGACAAAATTTTAACTCGATTGGTTTCCATCCATTACCCCCACTTCCACACTTTTCACAATAAGAAAATCTATCATACATTCTATAGGTCATCATGTAATCAGACTTACTGCTAGTCATATTTATCTGAACCAATCATTTGTCAGAGACTTGTCCTTTGCCTAGAACCTGATGCGTTCCGGGTCTCGGAATATCCCTTGGATCCTCTACGTCTGGGACCTCTTTTGAATTATCAACTGCATCTTTTCTTCTTTCCATTAACTGAACAGCAGTTGTTGCCATTGCAACAATATCCTTCATTTCATAATTGTATTCATGATAATGATTTATCAAACAGTCAAGGGAATCAATGAACATCCCAATCATCTTATCATCAATATTGACTATGACCAATATAATGACTTTAACTCCTTTTGTGTTTCTTTGATGAGTATCTTGTTATGTAATATCTTTTCTTTATACATTGCAATCTCGTATTTGTATTTTTCAATCCTATCAAGCATATGCTGCTTTGATTCAAATGGCATACAAAAAGATAATGGAAGTTTTGGTGGACCGTTAATCTTAACCTTCATTATTGTGATTCACTTTTATTGTTTTGATATGATGAGTTGGTATGTATAATTCGTCAACCATTTTGTGATTTTTCTCAAAACAAAACCATATCTCACTGCAATTTTTTAGAATTCTTATTGTGTCATAATTGGTCCTGTCCATTCCTGCATGTGCATCTATTACTGACCCATCATCTAAATGAATAAAAATATTTTCAATCTTTTTTAATGTATCATTATCAGGACCAAAGTAAATTACTTTGTCCTTAATGTCTTTATTCTGGGAGGGTGTCGTCTCTGATTGACTCAAGTTCATCTCTCAAATATAAAAAATAGTCATACTGTTTCTGGTCATCCGTGTCAAGTGGACCGCTTATCATCATATTCTCAAACACAGCAATTCTGCAATTAACACCTTGCAAAAAATATGACATGGCATGACTGTCAACATCAACATGTGCACGTCCAACGTTAGGACCTTTACCCCTTGCTGACTTGACTTTTTCAATATATCCTAGTTCACCTTTCTTTGGTTTTTTTCTCTCTATATTTTCAGTAGGTGGACCGGGGGGATTTGCCGGTGCATCTACATCTGCATTAGGGTTTGGTTGCGGTTCTATGTCTGTATCTACCGGTGGATTATCGCTAGTTGGACTCATTGTTGTGCATCAATACTCCCATAAGTTATCCTTAGTTGATGCACTTTAAAATCACCATCCTTCATATCTGTCTCAAAATTTACTATCTTACAATCACGAAAAACTGTTTGTTTGGCATCATTGTCAAAGCAAGTAATTTTGTCAAATGGTTGCAGTGTTGTCAACTGATGTATCTTGATATTGTCGTCATTTTCTTTGACGTATAGCATTGCTTCACTGTTTGGAAGCAAACTATACATTGTAACTTTAACTGTTAACTCGTTCACTTTCTTGCTCTCCTTCTCCTTCTCCTAAAATTTTAACCACTCTGTTTAATGGGTCTACCTGAACATAATAAAGATTTCCGTCATGTTGCACATAATCCGTCCACATTTCAAGAAGGGTTCTAAGTTTTCCATTATCGAATTTCAGACGTTCTTTTTCTGCATCCATGTCTGCTGCAATAACGAATGGTCCTGCGGGCATTTCCTCTTTTAGTTTTTGAACCTCACTGACTGACTTTTCACCAAGATAAACTTCACTTGTATGAAAACCTATTTGATTAACCTGCAATTGATTCTTGCCTAAAATTTTATCCATTGTTTCCTGACTGACTTCAATGCTGACAATACCGTCTTTGGTTTTGTGAATATGGGGGGTGTTTTCATCCCCATCCCCCTTATTCTGTGTGCTCTTCCTGCTCACTGTTCTCTTCTTTTGCACTACCGTCACCCTTTGTGGTATCAACTGCTGTTGCTGATGGTGGAGTATATGGTTTCTTATTACACATTAAGAAATGATCTCCTTCTGCATCTGTATGTGTGTAGACTATTTCCCAGTTGTCTCCTTCTTCCTGATTGTTGATTGTTTCTGATACATCATTTATTTTTCCTGCTTTTACCATTACTGTTCTGAATAATGTGAACGGTCTCTTACCTGCTGTATATCCACCTGCACCACCTTTCTTTTGTTTGCTTAATTTTCTGCTTCCATCATTGAACTGAATAATCTTGTATTCAAAATCGTCTATCAGTAATCTGTATCCTTCAGTGAATTTCTTTAGAACCTCAATGTTCTTTGCATCTTTCTTTAAGAATTCTTCCAGTCCTACTGATATCTTTTTTGCTGTTTCTGGTTCTTCCTTCTCAAACCTGTTAATATCTGTGCAATTCCATATAGTCTTGAAAATTACTCCTTCTTTGTTCTGTGCGTTAACCCAGAGTTCCTGTGCTGATTGTGCTCCTGCTAAACTCAAATTATATTTCACCTCCTAATTTTTCTTTTTTCAAAATACTTTCGATTTCTTTTTTGTTCTTTGATAATGCCAAGATGATTCCTGCATTAATAATCATCTTCAGTGACATGTCCTCATCATTTGCTTTCCTTCTAGTTTTCTGCATTAAAGATTTCCATGTCCTAAATGTGCAGTCAGTATCTTGGTCTCTCAATACAAATTTCTGTTCTGACATCAATAAAAGAAAAAAAGAAATCTTATTTAAAGATTGCTCGTCTACTCTTCATTATGGATTCCTTTTGTTGTAGTAATCATTTTTGTTAACCCATACTCTTGTCCCTGCAATTCTTGCTGCATCCTGCTTTCTGTAATTATCCATCCATTCTCGGTCCAACTCTGCAACTCCATATGGACCTTTGACACTGCACATCCTGTGCTCACTCCCATCCATATTGAGAATGCAAATACGAGATGTTGTCTTATCCATGTAGACTTTATCACCATGAGAGAACTTTGTCTCCCGTCCACAGGTATTGCAGTGGACCTTGCATCCTGTTACAAAGCATGTAGGACATATCTTATTCTTATAGAAATTGTCTAGTCTGTCCTGTAATTTTAAAGTGTTCTCATAGTGCTCTGCTGTCTTTTTAACTGATGCTGATAGTTTTCGTTTCTCAAGTTCTAACTCACGTCTTAACTCAGTGTATGTCTCAGGTTCAAAATCAGGGGAATCAGACCCCGCATGTGAAAGACTCATTTCTCTTTAAACAAACTCTTGATAAACTCTTTTCTACATTGAGGACAGTATGGTAATCTCAATGAGTATTTTGCACCACATTTTTTGCATCTTGTCAATCCTTCAATATATCTAACGTTAGGGTCTATTGGATGGTCCTTATCCCTTCTTTCTTTGAGTGCTGCAATCAACTTTTCCTTCTGTGGACAATCATGAATCTTGCCATTGTGGGTCTCACGCCATGTCTTGTTAACTGGGTCATAATCATCCAGTGTTGTTTTGCAACCTTCACACTCTATCATCCCACTTCAGTAATCCTTGGTGCAAACCCACACTCTTTGCATACAACTGTTATCTTGTATTCCACATGCTCACGGTTCTCATCAAGATACTTGTATCCTATTTTGATTTTCTCAGGTTCTAAACTTTCACCACATGAAGGACAACTAAAAATAATATCTGTCACTTCACACTCAACTCTGCATATGCAGCATCCAACTGGTCCAATGCTTTTGATAACTCTCGTATCTCTGCTATATCTTTTGACTTTCTCATTGCTTGAAGTATTAGATTCTTAGATTCAAGCAGGTGTTCTTTTATCTGATTGACATTCATTTCATTCAATCACCTAGTTTCTGTATCATAACCTCATCATCTATCTTGAACTGATAATTGCTTCCACCTGTAAAATTAAATTCAAAGTGATGAATCTTTCCATCTATCCTATAATCGAATTCTAGTTTCAATCTATTGAATACATCTCCTGTTCAATGCCTTCAACGTCTTGCCATTCCTTCTGCTCATCAGGTTGTCCATCTTCCACAGGATTATCATCACAGCAATCATCCTGCAAGTCTCCTCTTATCTTCTCCTCTTCTAAGTCCTTTACCATATGTGGTAAGAATGAAACAGGACTGCCGGGAAGATTTGGAAATAGTTGCAGACATAATGTATCACGGTATGAATCATCTTTCATTGCTGTAAGGACCATTTCTTTCTGCAATCGTATTGACATGTAGTGTCCTTTCTCTGGATGTTTCTTGTAGTATTCTGCTAATGCTAGGTCTGCATTCTCATCTTTGTTCCTCTGTCGTTTAGGTCCATGCCATTCACCATCAATATCTACATAATATTTGAACTTAATTTTCTCTCTTGTATCAGGATTGATAAACCATGTAAAACCGCAAACATCCCATTCATGATAAACTCCCTGTGGTCTACGCAACCATTCATTTTCTGAGTTTGAATCCTGATGATGCACTGCATAATCTCTTACAACTGGATTAAATTTCATTTCAAGCAGGAGACGTTTTACAAAGTCTCCCATCTTTTTATGTGTCATGCCTTCTCCTTTCCCCCTCATCCACACTTTGTTCACCATTCTCAAAGAGTTCAAAAAGTCTTGTTATTAAAGGTCTAGGGTCAGATAATGGAATGCTTTTGGGTTCAAAATAGTAATCATCAAGTATATCAAACAATTTTGAAAACATCTCTTGATTATTCACTTTTCACACCAATAGTATGTAGGATTTAAATCACAGTTACCGTATTTTGGGTCAACTGTCTTTGCTGTTTGCAGTTTTGCATACTGCTGTTCTGCAAATTCATAGATAACAATTCCAGTGATCACAAGTAATGCGGTTATTGCTACTCCTATGAGAATCTTATTCATATGCTAATCTTCCCCATTGCCTTTGCACGTTTTACTATCTTATGCCATGCCCACTGATAGTTACATATTTCATTAGGACATGTGACGTATACCCACTGCTTCTCTAGATGACCCTTGACTGCGATTCCACCTTCATGATCATACATGCTTATATCTTCTTCCCGTAGCAGTGTGCTGCAAAATCCACACTTCATATCAAGATTCAACACTTCAATGAACTCTTCATACTTGTCATAGTTTTCAGGTATCATTAGTATCCCTCTCCCTTGTCGTATGAACACCATTCACGATATCCTGAACCATTGTTCTTGCCTTCAAAGTGTGTGTATCTGTCTATGACTTTATCATACTCTGTAGTAACGAATGACATGGGATCATTATCTATTTTATTGTCATCCATGAACGCTTGCAAATGTTTTCTAAGTTCTCTTACAAGTGGAAATAAATCCATGCCAGTTTGTATGTGAATTTGCACTATGTAATCGGTATATTTCCCATGTGGTTTTCTATGTTTTAATAATTCCGGATTCTCTTTTCGTATCATTTCATACAAACCTTTTGCAACGGTTTCTGGTTTGTCACCCTGTTCTACGTCTATTACGTGGACCTTCATTATTCTATATCACCATCTGCTCTTGCATCATCTACGTGACCCTGAATATGCCAATTGATTTCCAAGTCTGGAATACCTTTCTTACATATAGGACACAATTCCATTAACCTTCCATCCCCTTGATATATTTCTTGAAGTAGTCAGAGTTACACGAATCAAGACTTGCCCATTTACAGAACTCCTGATAGAACATTACTGCATTATTGCAGATGTCACCGCTTGTCGTTGTTGTCCCGTTTGCTTTATCCGGGTCAAGATACAAATCATAATAACAACTTGAAACTGTCTGATCCATTAAATCAGACATTATACTAGCACTTCTCTCATCAAGTGTCGTGGTTACGGTATCAGCAGAAATCTTGTCTTTATTAAGTTGATTTGTAAAATTAAGATTACTGAAATACATACCGGTTGCAAATGAACTAACAACAATAAGTGATATGATGACGTTTGTCTCCCAATTCTTTTTTAATTCCTTTGTGTTGAAAATCTTGTTATCGTTTTTATTTTTGGTTCTCATTCTGATTCTGGAATCCCCCAATGATCTTTTGCAAACTTTTCTAGAAACGGTCTCATCTCTTTTGCAGGATTCATGTTTGACATGTTGTCATCAACCTCTCTCATCATCACATCAAACTTATCTCTGTCAACTGTCAATGTCCTCAATGCTTCATAGTATGCTAACTTTAATTTCGATACAACACTGTAACATGCAAGCATACCAAGCGGTCCCATTGCAAAATGCCTTGCAAGTATTGGTTCAAGTTCCTGAGTCAACAGAGTTTCAATAGCAATGTATTTAGTCTTATTGACATTTTTTATAATGTCATCAATACCTGTCATTTTTTAACTCCGTCTTGATGGACCGTGTTATAATGGTCTATGAATAACTCTATAGGTTCCATTACTCCCTTCCTATATACCGTATAGACTTTTGCTATCTCGTTACTCAAACGATAACAGGAATCACATCTTGGCATAAAATCAATTTCCATTTTCTTCTTCTGCTCTTCACCTATGTTTCTATGTCCAAATGCTTCACCTGTTATACAAAATTGGAAGGAGTGGATCTCCTGCAACCATTGTCTTAACTCCACATCACTTGCCGGTCCTTCCAACACTCTCTTACTCCACACAGGACACAATTCAGTAAATGTCTGATATGTCATTTTGTGTCTCTCACCACTAGAATGAATTCACCATTTGGTGCAAGTTCATGTTCAAACCATTTAAGATTGTGTTTTGCTGCTAACCTCTGAAAGTATTCCAGATGTATATTCCAGTTTGCTTCAGTCTTGTTATCTTGCCATGCTCCGTATAGTTGAACTGATAGTTTTACCTCATCAGGTGTTACAAAAATTCCTGTTGGAACTCGTCTGACTATATTTCCTAAATTTTTTTCTGACTTACTCATCGGAATCATTCTCCATGAAGTGTTTTCTTTCTCTCTCATGCTCAACCATCACTGCATCTGATTCTGCATCTGTGTTGTGAATCCTCTGTGGTTTCGTTTCTTCCCATTCAATATCCCAACTCATTTTCTTTTCCCATTCCATTTTGATACAAGTCTTTCAAGTCCCTGTTTGCTAAGTCTCCAAGAAGGAATGATTTCAAGTTGTTTTGCTTCGTCTTTGCCTATGTCACATGCGATATTTCTTCCACCATCTTCATTCTCTGTGAAATGTCCATGCACTACTTTCATGATAACAGATCCGATTTTGCTTGTATTTATGTGTGGCATGATATGTCCCATATGCTTGCAAACAGGACACTTCACCCTGAGTTTTTCACATGTGGAAACTCTACATCTTGGCAACCAAACAACAACTGTCTTATCTGTTGACTGTTTCATACTAGACTATCTGCTCCACTATCTGCTGTTGGTTGTGTTTCTGGTTGTTCATTCACAACTCCACTTGGTGTTATTGATTCGATTACCTTTTCTGCTTTTGATAGGAATTTATCAAAGTCATCTGGTTCTGCAACATATTGGACCAGTGCTATTTTATCTTCACTCAGATGAACCAATACTACCATTCCCACCATCTCAAGACCATTGCTAAAAAATAAATTTCCTTCAGTCTCAAATTTGGTAATAGCATATGGTGCAGTATGATTATTCACAATGTATTTGTCTGCTCCTGATTCATAGGTGTCACCATTATTGAACAGGTCTGCTGATAATGATTCAAGTGTGGTTGTATCCATTTCATCATTACCAAAGAATAAAAAGTCTGTTGGATCTCCTACTTGAAAATTCATTTGAACTGTGTTACCTGCATATGTGAGTCTTGCATTGAGGTCTGAGAACCTATTCATTTTTTCTGATTTCCAATTGTTTGGATATTGTGCTGTAAAATCGTCGGTTGTCAATGTCTTGGCATATACAGGTCCTATTACAACAGTAGCAACCAATACTGCTAATATAATAAATAAAATCTGTTTCATTGATTTCCTCTACCCTCAACTGTTTCGTATGGTTTTTCAATAACTTCCACTTTTGCCTTTGAATTCGTATCTACTTTGAACTTCTCAAGTATTGATAACAAATGATAAATCTTGGCATTCATAGTGATTTGCTTTCCTTCTATCACTTTCCTTCTGTCAAGTTTGTTTATCAACCTGATAGTTTCTGGTCTCAGTTTATAGTTTTTGCTATAACTCCGATAAACCTTCTTACCTTTCGGTATCTTAGATGATTTTATCATCCCAATAAGTTACCAAACGGTAACTTAAAAGGTTTTCAGTTACCGATTTTTTTTCAGATGTGTCCTTGCAACGTCCTTCATAACTTGTGAATTTCTCATGAGTCGTCTCAGGGTTGCAGGTTCTTCTATATGAGAGACATATTTTGTGATCTCAAAGACATCCTTTGTGTCGAGTGCAGGTTTATATGATACGCTTTCGATAGATTCGTTTGACCTTTCGCACGGGTCTACTTCTTTTTTTTGTTGATTCTCCTTAATGCATTGCATTACATATTGTGAGAAGGAAATTCCCATTGTTGATGCGATTTCCCTTGCTCTTTTGACGATTTCCCTCTCATCCAGTGAGTATGAGAAGGAATCTGTTACACTTGTCATTCCTTTATAAAGAAGTTATTTATTTAATAACATTTCTAAAATATACTATGACATAAGAAGTAAATATTGTTAATAAATAAATAAATAAATAAATAACGTTATTTTAGGTCTTATGCAATCGTAGAAGTTCCAGTGGAAACAGAGGGGGGTTTAAGAAGAGGGAGGGGGTCAAATAGGCATGCGGTCCTGAACTCCACATCGAGTGCTCACTGAAGCACAGGATGCTGCTCATCAACAAAGATGACATGTCCACACTGAAAACATGCACCTTGGTCAAAGAGCAAAGGTTCACCGCATCGTTTGCAATGATAATCAATGCACTCAGCACACACAAAAGAGACTAGAAGATACTTCTATAAAAATACAATGGGGGAGATTCTTGAAAATTTTATGAGATTTCTCAATACACTACAGCACACGGTAGTCCCACGCTCCCCCTTGAGTGACACTCATTTCTGGACACCATGCATGATAAGAAGATGAACAATGAATCGTAGTTGTCATGTCACACCTGTGGTTAGACATATTCTATTTTATCTTTTTCTCTTGTCCCACATCTCAATATGAGATTGCAGTGAGGACACCACATTTCACCTGTCTTGATAATATTGTAAATCTCTTTTTCATTTATTGAAGTCATCTTATTTTTACAGTCGGGACAATCAAAAGAAAACGCAACTATCTTCTTACCTCTTAACCCAGAACTCATTTTATCTCAATCTATTCTCTCTATATTTACCGCAGTAATGGCATGCTTCCTCTTCATGATTACATGTATATCCTTCTGGTTGAACAAAATCACATGTGTTAAAAAATTTACACTTTTTCATTATGTTCTTTCCTTGCTTTGATTCTTTCTTCAACTTCTTTTAAACTCTCTAGGTTTTTCTTGAGTTTTTCTTGAAATTCAGCATCCTGTGATGCTGATATTTTCCTTTGTTCTGTAAGATGTTCAACACAGAATCCCTGATAATTGTCAGGGTCAGGACACATTTCTCTATAACAATTTCTTTTAGAACAATACATCTTATTCACCTGCATATCTCCCTCTGGTCCTTGGTCTGCGATAACGCTTCTTTCCTACTGCTGTCATTTCACTTTACTTCCTTGAGGTGGATGGACACAACATACCGAACACAAATCACATTTGCAGTTTTTATGAATTGGGACCGGTCCTATTTTCATACAGCAATTACAAAAGAATTTCATAGTTCCGGGTCCGGGTTATCTATGTCCGTATGATAATTGTTATCGAAATCTTCTGCATCTTCATAAATATATTCTAGCAATTCGTTTATTGTATGACTCTTTAGATGGTCCAATAGTTGTTGTCTGTCCATTGAATATACATGCACAGACTCAAAATTAGAATCACCAATCATTGCCATGCCAACACAAACAGGACATTTGAATCTGAGATTCATTTGATTAATCCTTGTTCCTTTGCTCTTTTCCTTCTTGCTTCACGCAATTGTCTGAGTAAATTATCAATCATATCAAGTTCACGTTCTAATTTTGCTTTGCGTTCTTCCAACCATTCATCAGGTTCCATTTCATATTCAATCATTTCCCTGATTCATCCTCTGGAATCTGTGACCTGTTTAACTCAGGACATGGAAATACTATGGTGATATCGGTATCATTGATATGTTTGATTTTTTCTCTAAAGAAATCATTGATATCACTGAAGCATTCTGTTTGCTGTCCATATGCTGAATGATTGAGATTCCATTCTCTTGCTCTTTGTAATAACTGATCCATTGTTCTCTCAATATCTATCTTATCACAATATCGTTGGAAATGTCTGAGACATAATCCCAAATCACTTTCGTTATCATCCCCATAAACAATCAACGGTATTACAACAAGTCCAATTATTATAATTGCTATAATAGAATAGAGTTTCCACATATTCATATTTTTTCCAAATCCTCTTGCATTAATTTTATAATAATTCCTGCAATGTCACCCAAGGCATCTTCTAATTCTTTAATTTCATGCAGGTTGCATTGTCTCAAATATTCTTCCCATTTAGCAGGGTCATCGAATATGTTTGGTGGTCTCATTTCCTTTTCCCACACTTCCTGCATTGTTCATAGTCCCAAGTTATTCTGTAAGTAAATTCATTTTTCCTGAATACAGGACTTTTCATTGCATAGGTTCTCAATCCCATTATGATCCAAACATGATGTCTATGAAATGGGTTAATCATTTACAATGGACCTCTCTTAGTTTTACACCTAGATGTTCATCACAAACCCATTCACTATACCACACAGTAGCATCTTTATCACAACGATTACATTTCATTTCTTTAGACTCTCCAAGTAATCCTGTTTTTTCTTGATTGCATCATTGAGACGTTGAGTCTCTTGGTCCAAATACTTTTCTGCTCTCTCTACAAACTGCTTACGCACTTCAATAGTATTATCAAACATTGTAATCATTTCTAAATTTCCTGCTCCTGTATCTTCTTGTTCAACTTTCTTTTTCCTTCTCACGTTATAATCTTACACTCAATCTTAACATCACACGGTTCACATATCATGAATGCACCTGATGACCACATCTTATGTCCACGTCCACACTTTACCCTTTTAAGGAACCTGTTATCAGAATATGCATTGTTCTGTGAATCAATGTAATAGAATCTCTCTGCTTGCTTATCCATCAAAACTCTAGTAGGTTTAATCATTTGTTGCTTAACACACTCCAATTGACCTGATCATCCAATTTTTCCATCCTGAGTGTCAGATTCAACATCTTTGAGAGTTTTCTTCTTTTGATATATATTGAATGAGCATTTCCATCAGGAGTAATGATTGCTATTTCAAAATCAGTTTTGAGTTTTCTGGTAGTCATTATATCACTCCACATGAGATTGCTTCCTCGTTTTGTATCAAATTCAACCCTGAATTGTCTTTCAATCATATGGCATACCTCTAATCATTCCCTCTAACCATTCAATATCTTCAAATGTTTCATGAGTATAGTGATCGTATGAATTTGGATTCTTTATCATAAATCTACAGAGTTGACCAATTGCTTCAAGACATTCATCAGTCAGTGACTCCTTTAGTTGTGCACTCAACTTTTCTTGTTCTTTAATCAATCTATTTCTTCAACCTCAACTCCAAACCTCTGAACAATATGCATCTTGTCATTGTCCTTAATCAATTCCTCAAGATACATCTTTGTATCAGGTTCATCAGGACCGTTTGCATATCCTTCTATCTTGAATTTGATGTTCATTTCAATTCTTCCCTGCTGACAATTACAACCTTTACCTCATCATCTCTGAGTCCTGAAAAGAAGTGCATCTTCCAATAAAGTGTGTCTCCCCCTTTCAAATCCAGATAATCCATGATTCCCTGTGGAATAGTGACTCTGTGACTCATGTTACTTGTCTTTCCTATCTTACTTCTTAACGCCATTAAAAGTAACTTTAAATGCCAGTGATATATAAAACATGCTGTGAATACATGGAAAACTACCAATATTGCAAATTCAGGGACATGTGATAAAGAGACGTGTTTAGACTGTGGACATGAACGTAAATGGCATTGGGAAGCAATGGACCATTCCTTTATCTGTGTTACAAAGACACTTTCAAACGAAATATGTAAATGCAGGAACTTTCGTTAATAGTCAGGGATAGCATGCCCTGCGGTCTACGCAGTTGCTACTCTTGTGCAACCGGGGGTCTTGATTCAAGGTGCTCTCGGAATGCATACTTGTTTGAAAACATCCATTCCCCGTAGAAATACGGGGGTGTTTAAAATTAGTCCCCCCATTAGTAAAACGTGCTTAACTATTTCCAAAATCTGATAAAGCGGGGTAAAAGGTTGACGAGAAGATTTTATTACTTTGTTACTGTATAAGAAATCGTTCACTCGTAAAAGACATAATAACCATAAAAACTAATTTACACTTACAATGAAAAACAAACTAGCAAAACAAAAGGTCCTTACAAGGGACCTAATCAAATACTCAGAGCAAATGAGCATAGACCCAATCCCACGAATCACATTCAACCCAAAGGAATGGGACTTGCTTGTGAAGAATAAACGCAAGACAAAGAGAAATAGATGGTTAGGTTGCTCATCACGCAAAGACAATGTGATTCTAGTGAACCTAGAATTCAATGGACCGGTCCATAGCAAAGTCTACAAGGGAACTAAGAATAATCGCTATTATGAAATAATCAAAGTCCCTTGGGGATTAGGACAAGCAAGACAAACACTGGTCCATGAACTTGTGCATATCAAATGGAAGATGAGTCATGGGTATGCATTTGCCAAGAGGATTGATGAAATACTTAGAGGAAAACGCTTCTAAGTAAAAAACTACCGGGTGTTTTAAATGCACGGGGGGTAAAAAACCCCGGTGTTTTAATTGCACGGGGGGGTCTACGAGCATGCCTTTCCCAAATTCGGAATTTTTTGCCGGCAAACCGACAACTTTTTAGGTAACTTTTACGTAACTACTGGGGTCAAGGATGGGAGCAATTGGTTGTTTCTTGTCGAATATTTACCAATCGTGATGGTGGGTGTTCCCACTCTTGGCAAACTCTGTTACCAGAAAGAGTTTAGCACAAACCCACCATCACAAACCATTCAATTTATCAAGACTTTCTGACTATATTCACTACATAGCAAAGATTTATTTACTTTATTATATCATCAATAATCGAAATCCTAAATGTCAATGAAGATTGGCAGGACCCTAGGACTGATGTGTGGTCACTCGACTCCAAAGGAATATTTTGACGTTGAACCAAGCAAATCCCATCTCGATTCTATGAATCTCAATGTTGGTTGCATAGAAATGTTAGATTCTCTAGAACTCTATTGTAAGCAGTGCAACGATTGCTTCAAGGCAAAGCGAGTCAACATATTCGTTGTAGAGAGAGAACCACGGTTAATCCCATAGGTCTAAACTAATACAGTTCAGTAATCCGTAAATATTATGTTGACGTATTTTGATCACTTCTCAACGCCTAACACACACAGGTAGAGGTGCATGCTGGCATGTGCACGCCCACACACACGCAAGCACACAAACGCATGCACACTCATCTGCACTACTGAAGGAGCGTGCAAGTCCGTGCCCGCTGGCGTGAGACAACCTCTGCTGAGGATCAGTGTGCTGAATTCTTTGCTGAGGCATTCTCTGCTGATGCCTCTCTGCTGAGCAGTCTGAGAAAAACCAAAAAAACGTTACCAACTTGGGTATTGTTACCAATTAGGGACCAAACTATATAATGTTACTAATTTGAGTATACTTATATTTGGTAACATTATTTTTAATTTACCTTAATTAGTAACACTATTATTCTAATATTTAGATTTTCTAATTTCTAGAATTTTACTTAGACAAAAAACAGTAAAAAACAAAGAAATAAAGATTCTTTTATATACTGTGCTCCCGTAATTCTTTTGAATTAAAATGTAATTTTAAAAATCTGTTATCTGCTTGATTAGGTTGGTTATGTCCAATCAAGAGCGGTTAAAAATCATAATCCGCTTAACTGTAAGCGTAAAAACTGAAAAATAGAAATTCGATTCTGTTTATCTGAAAAGCATTTAATGCGAGTCGATGCGAGACATTGACCACTTAAGCAGAATTCATAAAAGTAGATTTTTCAGGTGATAAAAAGATAATGACAAGATTTTAAAATTAATTAGTCGTAAGCATTAACTGAAGAGATTTTAATTAAATCGAAACTTGAATAATTTTTTTGTTCAAGTCTTAATGTTCGACAAGAACAATATAGCGATGTTAGATCAAACATCATTAAAAAATGATCCATTAAATAAACTGGAATATTTAGAATACAGTTTTTTAATCGGAAAAACGACAAAGAGACAATTTTTAAACAATGTCTCAAGAACGATAAGGAGATTGGTATAACTTGAATAAATTTATACCATTGAACAAACAAGAACGGGAATTTAGTTTTATTATAAATTCCATAATGAAACAAGGAGATAATGAATAATGCAACAAGAACAATTAAGACAAATTGAAGATCGGATCGTGAATACTCTAAGTTATTCTGTTTTTTATGATAACTTAGAAAAAACTGAATACTTTGTTAATTCAGAAAATAAAGAATCATTGATATTGACTTTTAGTTTTGTGACTACATCAATGATTAACGACATAAATACAGAATTAGGATCGGATATTCATGCATTCTTTCCCTTGGATAATGCAATTAAGGTTTATGTCCATCTTGAAAAGGTGCAACTAGATTGAATCAAGAAATCGAAAAAACCAAAGATGTATCACTTTGGATAAATGGATCCGTAGAAATAGAAATCGAAAAAATAGATATTGATTGGTATCAATGTCAATTATTCGATCATGTAGCAAATCGGTGTTTTGTGTGGCATAAACAACAGATTGAATCTATGATATTGTCAGGATTTAATCAGGTGATTGATTAATGAATAATTTTTATTTGTTAATCTTTCTTACTGCATTCTTTGCATCAATGACAATACTTACAACAATCCAAATCGTAAAGGGTCAAAATCTAGAATCGTTAGATTTAGAATGTAGAACAAATTATCATGCATACTGCTTTGGTGATAAATGGCAAAAAATAGTCGAAGAGTCCCAAGAAGAGACCGGACAACAATTAACGGATCCACATATGCAAAAAGAAAAATCAGATATCTATGAGGATCAAAGTTTTATGTGTAAGCATAAAAATCATATTGGAAATAGCACCGATCACGAAATTGTTTGTATAATTATTGATGATGATGATTATATGAATAAACAAAACTTAGACAATATCATGAATCAATTCAAAAACGATTTAGATACATTTAGCATTGATGATATTATGGGAGAGATGAAATAATGACAAGTAATAAAATTGATGAATGCATAAAATACGCTAGAGAATTTGAAATAATTCCCAAGGATTTTATTATTTCAAATAATGCATATAGCATATTAGTAAAAAGATTTCCTAATTTGGATATCGAAGAGACCGGAGATATAATAAAAGAAGTTTTTGGATTTCTTGCAGGTTATAGAATGGGGTTGAGTGAAAAATGACAAAGAACAATAACGACATAAAAAGCGTTTATGATCCAAAACTACAATATAATAAAAGGTTAGAGTCAGCAAAAAAAAATGTTTGATAAAATGGACAAAGATACCGTTTTTGCAGATAAGAAATCGACATTTTTTGCAGTTAAAGCATCAAAAGATAATGGATATTATAGCATAAAACAAAATAATGATAATTGGTTATGCAATTGTTTTGATTATGTCCATTATATCGAGTTAAACCCTAAACATGAATGTAAACACATAATTTTTATCAAGTTGTTAGTTGACAAAAAACAAAAAATTCCATTAAAGGATTTAACCCCTTTACTAGATAAGGAGATAAACGAAAAATGACAGATAAATATTATGTGTCAATGACCGATAAATTTATGAGCGGTTGGGGAATGGCAAAAGACAAAGTAAACAAGTTAGTTATAGAATGCTCAAATTATGATGAAGCGTTAATCGTTGAGCAGAATGCAAGAAATAGATCAGAGATGAAAAACGTTAACATATGCATGAATAAACCATATTATAATCAAAATCAATATTATGTAAGTTGGCATAATAAACAAGATTATTCTAGTTGGTTTGAAAAGGGATATTTCAAAAGGGATGATCGATAATGCAAGAACAAATTATTAAGGCAATACCTAGGGCGGTCACGGTTAAGAATGCAAGATTATTCTTTGATAATAAACGTCAAGCATTTAGATTAATTCACTATAATGATGAAATCTTAACCGTTAAAGTAATTGAACCCATAACCGGATCCGGTCAAACAGATTTAGAAATAATAAACGTTTTTCCGGTAAGTGAATCTAGCAAATCAGCAATTTATCAAGCATTAAGTTATTTAGGAATTAAAGAATACTTAAGTGATATATGCGATAAATTGGACATTGATGATCGTAAATTATCATATGACTTTTGGGGTTTTGATGCATTCCATAAATCAATGCATTATGATCCTAATCGTAGATCAACTTTTGAACGGGGACCATATGAAAAAAGAAATAAAAGCGATTGGTTAAGCATTCAAGAAGATTTAATAAATCAAGATTTTCCTGAACCTAGGGCAAATATGAAATATTACTTAATTGATGGATGGAACGGGAATGATACCGAATTTAGGAAAGTGATAAAATCATCAACTTATGAAGCGGTAGATCATGAAGTAATAAAAATAATGCATTCATACGGATTTAGGAAATTTGAACCCTTGGGATCGGATCCTGATGGATATATTCGATATAATAAATACGGTGATACTCAATTATCAATAACAATCGAAGAATTAGAATTTAAAAATGATGATGATAAACAAGATACCTTAAAACATTACAATACAATTTGGAACGGGACTTATAGCGTAGAATTTAAAGAAAAATATCTTGAAAATATGCAACCTCATCATAATGAAGTTGTCAATATGGGAGATAAGCAATTTAATGCAACCGTATATTTAATGAAACAATCAGATATTTCTAAATGTCCTCAATATATCTTAACACCAGAACATTATCGAAATAATGGATCCTGCAAGTGTGATGATCCAAATGATCCAAATATGAAGGAATGGGGTTATACTTGGGATCCTAAATCAAAAAGATGGATCGGATCGGAGGATGAATAAATAAAATTGGTATATTGTGACTTAAAGAAAATATACAAAAAACCCTATATTCACGCTATAAAATTAGTTCACGAAATAGATCAATATCCTGATATCTCATATTTACAACAAAGTTATGATGATGTTAAGGATCCAATTGAGAGACAAAAATATTTGGATCAGGATAAGCAAAGATTGAATGATGCAAATAACGGTTATTGGTGGATGATTGGCGTTTATGCTCAAACAGAAATTTTAGTTCCTATTGATGGGACTAATTCCTGCCAATTGATACCGTTAAAATCTGGTGGATTGTGGGGTATTGAGTCAGATAGCGGATCCGATTATATCCAAGATATAGAAAAGCAGGAAATAGATCAATTAAAAGACTTATGCAAAAAACTACATGTTAGAATACCAAAAGACATAATGATTATAGGAGCAGATTAAATAAAAATGGAATTAGAAAAATTAAAACTAGAATTCTATGAGGATAAGGAAAAAATGACAAGGGATCAATTATATGATTTAATAAATCAGTTATGGACGTCAGAAGATAAATTATATAATTTATTGGATGAATTAAGAGACCAACATGATCGGGAAATAGATAAACGGAATTATAGGGATGATTTAGATTGATAAATGAACAATACTTAGAAAAATTCTGTATTGATAAAATAAACAAAATAGGAAAAAAATTAAGGGTTAATCCTCAAGATGCATTATTAAATGGTCAATTTGATATATTAAATCAAGTTTTATCAATAATAGCAAAAGAACAATCTTGGGAAAATAAACAGGAAATTTGTGATAATGGACATAAGGCAATAAATAAAGATGAAAATAGATCGTTTAAGGTTCTTGAGTATGATCCAAGGTTTGATAATGGGAGTTAAAGAAATTGATTAAAATAAAATTAAACAAAAATGATATTAATGCAATATCTAATTTTTTCGGGGAATGGATCATCGATAATGAAAGTTATGATTTCGATGAAGATATAGAACTAAAAAAAGCATTAATCAAATTAGGGGTTTTAGATTCAGATGATTAATTATTTATTACCAATAGATCAACCCTTGGAAGAGAGAAAAAATAAACCTTATCCAATTTATAAAAAACAAAAAATACAGAACAACAAACAGAAATAATTAACGACAATAATAATAAGGATCCTAAAAAAATAAAAATTGATTGGAATAAAATTATCGGTTATGAAAAAATTAAAAAACAATCACCAAGGCATTAATGAATAAAAACGATAAAAAAATTCATGTTTTAGTTGTCGGTGCAGCAGGAACATCTAAAACAATATTTTTAAAAGTTATCGAAGAGAATTTAAAAAATCAAGGTTATAATGTTCATTATCTTGATGCAACTACTTTGACCTCAAGCGGTGTAATTGAATATATGTTTAATCATGATATTGATTATTTGCTGCTTGATGAATTAGATAAGTTGTTAAAAGAACATCAGGCAACTTTTTTAAATCTCTTAGAATCTGGAATATTACAAGAAACAAAATTTAAAAGAATTAGAAAAAAAGACATGTCTAGCACTATAGCAATATGTACAGGCAACTATATTGATAAAATTATGGAACCGTTAAAAACTAGATTTTTAGTGTTGAATATTCCGAAATATACAAAACAAGAATTTTATGAGATATCCCAAAAACTCTTAATGTCTCAATATGGAAAAAATAAAGAAATTGCCTATTATATCACGGATCAAATATGGAAAATATTCACAGAAAAAAGACAAGAGGATCCAAATATGCGTCAAGCGGTGCAAGTTGCATGTTTATCAGAAAATAATAAAGAATCTGTGGATCCAATATTACAGACACTAGAACAATATTCATTAAAATTCGAGTGATAATAAAATGGATGAAAATAATTTTCCTGATGAATCTTATGTTTATTTTAATTGTAAAGAATGCAATGCTTTATTTTCTACGACTCATTATTTCGCAGATATTGAAAATTTTATTTGTGATGATTGTTTAGATAAGGAATAAATTAAAAATGGTTAAATTCGATATTGATTTGAATTTATGGATCCAAGTGATTAACAGAAAAAATAAAACTTATTCTATAGATCAAATAGAGAAATTTATAGCAATTGCATTAAATAACGAATTAGCAAAAAAACATAATTTAGATTATAATTATACACTTAGATATAGAATAAACTAATTAATCTTAAAGTAAATCTTGTCATTATCTTTTATCACAATTATTATTTATTTCTAATTAATCCTTTTATTCATGTTTGATTATTGCATAATTATACATATTGAAAAGTAAAGGATCCAATAATATCAATATACAGAAGAGAAGATTAAAGTTAATATCATTATTAGGATCAGGTTTATCCTTATATGAAATAGCAAATAAATTAAATTGTTCTATTGATACAATATACAAAGATAAGGAATATATCAGTAAAGAAGGATTAAACCAGTTAAGGGATTTAGGCAATACAGAATTATGTTTCTACTTCTCGACTATAATAAATGACTTGAATAATGTTAAATTATTTTTATGGAGTATTTTAAAAACGGATAAGGGTAAGAACGGGACACAAAGTGATATAACAACAAAAGATAAGATTTATGCATCAAAAACAATAATCGATTTAGACAATTCATTAAGGGAAACTTACAAGGATTCAATTGCATCAATCTTAATTGATGATTATAAGAAGAGATTAGAACACTTAGAATCTATATTATCACTAGAGAATACTAACGATATAACAGAAGATAATAAACCTATTAATTATATGACTTTAAACTTACCAAAACTAAAAGAACAAAACAACAAAGTAGAACCTTAATAGTAATATCGATAATGGAATGTAATACGATTAAGGTATAATGTAGTATTGTAAGTATTGATTAATAATATTATTAATGCATTGATTGATTAGTTAACATCATAAAGGTTAATTGATGTTTATATGTGGTATAAGGGTATTGATAGATAAGATTGTTTGAGCAGCAACTTTTTACTTTTTGAATTCCAAATATTTTTTTTGTTTCCAATTTTAATATCAAAAAAAATATTATTTCTTTCTTTTGTTACTAATCAAAGAACTAATCTTTAAATAAATTCTCCGGTGTTTTTGTTACCAATACCAAGTAATGGTAAAATGCAGCACCACTCTGTATATGGACAGGTATTTTTACTGAGGTTTCTTTGTGTTACTACTTAGAGAGATATGTATGTATAAGAGTTAGTAGCCCATCTTCCCTACTTGGTGAGTCTGGATGTAGGATTTGTTTCAAAGACATTGGAAGATGGTGGTATTTTAGGAAGAGGTAGTATTTAGGTATTAAGATAGTATGGTATCAGGGGTAGTATGGTGATAGAGTCCCTTACTACCCCTAGCACTAAAGGTATCCTATCTTAACCTAAACTCTCTATAATACTACCACAGAAGGGACATTTGTTTTTACTGTAATCAAGGTTAAACCTTTTACATGATTTACAAAAGTAGTATCTTGTTTTCAATTCATTTAGCACACTCCAAGTGATACACACCTATCTTCTTCTCTTTACCATTCTTATCATAAATGAATCTAACAGTATATGCTTGCATTGATTTGATTTCTTTTTTACACTTCTTGCATCTACTCATCTATGATTCTATACGCTCCTTTGAAATCACAATTAAAACATTTGAGTAAATCGAATTTGCTTCCTTGAATAATTACCTGTAGTGTATCACATTCACAATTAGGACATTTCATTTCTTAATCTGATATCCTGCATGGTCCCATGCCCATAAATGATCTTTCATGTTCTTCTCCCATACACATGTCCATCCACATTGCACACAGGTTAACTTCCTTCTATTCAATTCTTTATCCATTTTCTTTTCTTAGCACTTATAAACAATAGGGATAACTGAGAATAGAATATGGTTAGAGTAAGACCAAAGAAAGGTAAGAAGTTGAGAAAGGGTTTTGGATGGTTGCCTGATGTTCCAGATGCAAGAGACTATACATTCAAACCAAAGTTCGTTAAACCTGTCAGTAGCGTAGACCTGAGAGATAAATGTCCACCTGTAGAAGATCAGGGTAATCTCGGATCCTGCACTGCAAACGCTTTGATATCTGCTTTAGAATTCTTAGAACTAAAACACGGAGAACCCTTAGTAGACTATTCAAGATTATTTCTGTATTATAATGAAAGAGTATATATCAATACTGTCAACGAAGATAGTGGAGCAATCATCAGAGACGGAATCAAGTCCCTTAACAGAAAGGGAGTATGTCCTGAGTCTATGTGGCAATATCAAATTGGGAAATTTGCTGACAAACCGACCAAAGAATGCTACAACGAAGCAAGGTTGCACAAGACAATTTCATATCAAAGAATAAACACATTTGCTCAGATGAGAGCATGTCTTGCTGAAGGTCATCCGTTCACGTTTGGATTTGCTGTCTATGAATCATTCTGGGATGCAAATGAATCTGGTGTAGTTCCTATGCCTAACTTTGACACTGAAAGTGTCATAGGGGGACATGCAGTTCTCTGCGTTGGTTACGACAATGCAACTCAAAGATTTCTGTGTATGAATTCTTGGGGGACTAACTGGGGAAATCAAGGATTCTTTACAATGCCATACGAATACATGAAGAATAAAAACCTAGCAGACGACTTCTGGGTTATAAGATTCTGACCGGAGTATCCTTGTGACTTTTGACATAACACACAAAGCATATAGCAACAATATTTGGTCTGTGACCGCATAACCATAGAGACTGCCATTCCCTTTTACAATCACCGCATATCCCTTTGTATATAGACTTGGGAAATGAATCTGCTTTAGTCTTAACACTGAACTGTTTCATTCACTCACTGGACCTCACAATCTTCTTTGGTTCTACTTTCTCATATCCTAATGCTCTGAGAACATATGTGATTTGTTCAATTGTTCTTTCAAATGGTGGATCGCAATTGAACTGTGTTATCCTCAGACCATCTTCATATACCATGACAAACCTGTCATAAACAGCATATTCTTTTTTCATTTCTTTTCATCCTCTTTCCAATAATGTTTCTTGCAGTAAGAGCATTCACATATCAGCATTCCCATGAAAATCATTTACTTATCTCCAATCCTCTTGAAACTTTCTCGTATATGCTTTCTCCAATTTCTTATATCTCCACTGTTCCTTTATGGTCATAAAGAATGCCCAAGGCATTATCACAACAAGAAGTATCAAAGCAATAATCGAAATACCAATTTCACCTAGAATGCTTTTTACAGTCATTTCTTTGCTTCCGATTCCTTATCTATAGTCTCAAACTGATATGTCTTACCCATATGTATAACCAAGTCCTTGAATTGAACATCTGTCAGGTATATACGATATGATAGCAGAGTCTCTCTTTCTGTTATCTGAATATAATACATCTTCTCATTCTGATTATAACCTGTCCTTATCTTCATTCGTTTAAGGTCTCCTTCAGCAGCAATATCGTATTTTATTTCCATCCGAGTTGAATCACCTCTAGTGATTGCTTCTTCTGCTGGAAGATACTTCTTCTCCTTTCTCCATAACATCTTTAGTTGTATTAAAAATCTGGATTAACTTAAACTTGTATGCCGATAGCAGCAACGGATATTAAATATAGATATTCAGGTGGGTCCAGTAATTCAGACCCAAATGCATGTTTAGGTGGGGTCATGTCTACAACTACAGAAATAACCACAAATACGAGTCATAACGCCTTTGATATAGTGAGCGGTGCAGAATCGCTTGCGGGTGACACAGAATATCGTGGATTTTACTGCCTCAATAATCATGGATCACTTACTGCTGAGAATACTCATCTCTACATTTCCAGTAATACATCATCATCAAGCACATCACTTGAGATTGCACTTGCCGGTGAAGGATTAAATGCAACCATAGAAACGATTGCTAATGAAAATACTGCACCTTCGGGAGAAACATTCAGTTCACCATCAACCTACGCAGCAGGTCTCGATATGGGTAATATACCCAACGGACAGAGATTTGGATTCTGGTTGAAGAGAATTGTAACAGCAGGAGCAGGAGCAATGACAGATGATACTTGCACAATTAACATTGACTGTGACACAGCAGCGTGATATGAAGTGTGGAATTTTTTCTCACTCAGGACCCTTCCCTCATAATCATATATGAGAAAGACAATATCGTAATCTATTTCAATACGTGGTCCGATGAGTCATGGTTAATCTACGGTGAATGTAATTTCTGCGGTGCTTGTATACAGGGAGCAGTCAGTCCAGACTTACGCAAACGTTATGAAAGATTAGACATCCCAGTGAGACCGGAGATATCAACAAAGACTAAAGAATGTGTTCTTAGGGGTGAATATCTTTAGCAACCAAACTCTATTTCAGAAGAGGAACTCATTATGCCTATGGTGGGACTCTACCTTCTGATGAACAATCCAGTCTTACCAAAGATGCCAATGACTACGGAGATGCCGGAACTGTCAACAGAACATTAAGCACATTCATAAGCAAAGTAGCACAAACATCACTGGCAAACACAACTACAAACGATACCAACCCTCATAATTACTACTGTTCAAAGTTTGTTTCTAATCAGTTAAACCAGACATCAGTTGCAGCAAATACATGGACCTATGAATTTGGTGCAAGTGAGTCTAATGCTAATTCTAATTTTCCAGTTTCAGGAACAAGTCAACCTGTCCGTATCTGCTGTTATGTCTGGAAACCTAGCAATGGGACAAAGTATGGCAATATCCTAGACGGAAATTCTGCATCAGATTTTGAGGAAGCAGGAACGAGTCAAGGTATTATTAACGGAACCTTTTCTGGTTCAGCAGTATCATCACTCACCGCAGGAGATGCGGTAATCGTCTTTGAGGTTTGGTTTGTCCAGACTCAAGCAATGGCAACAGCATATACAAATACATTTTTCTACGATGGGACAACGGAAGGAAGTTCATCAAACGTTGCATCATTCATCTCAACCCCAGAAAACCTTTCATTTCTTTCTGATATCACATCAAACAGAATTCTCAAATGGGATATTAAAGGAAGAATAGAATCAAGTCGAATCCTCAAATGGAACATCAAAGAAAGGATTCAATCTAATCGAATTCTAAAGTGGAATATTAATGAGCGTATTGCATCAAACAGGATATTAAAGTGGGATATAGCAGCATCCCTTACAAGAATAGAAACATCCCGTATATTGAAATGGAATATCGTAGAGAGAATACAGTCTAATCGTATCTTAAAATGGAATATTCAAGAACGCATACAGTCATCCCGCATCCTGAAGTGGAATATACAAGAGAGAATCCAATCTTCTCGTATCTTAAAGTGGGATATTAAAGAAAGAATACAATCATCAAGAATTCTCAAGTGGAACATCAATGAAAGAATAGCATCATCACGTATACTCAAATGGGATATCAAAGAGAGAATCCAGTCCAATCGTATCCTAAAGTGGGATATTCAATCATCATTAGAACGAATAACCACATCTCGTATTCTAAAGTGGAATATTACAGGTAGAGTTCAATCAAACCGTATACTGAAATGGAATATTCAAGAAAGGATTGCATCATCTAGGATACTCAAATGGAATATTCAAGAGAGAATCCAGTCATCACGTATTTTAAAATGGAATATAATTGAACGGATTCAATCAAATAGAATTCTAAAATGGAATATTATTGAAAGAATCCAATCTAATAGAATTCTGAAATGGAACATCAAGGAAAGGATTCAGTCTAATCGCATATTAAAATGGAACATCAATGAAAGAATCCAGTCATCACGCATTCTCAAATGGAACATTAAAGAAAGAATCCAGTCATCAAGAATACTCAAATGGGATATTCAAGCATCACTTACAAGAATAGAAACATCTAGAATTCTAAAATGGAACATCACAGGAAGAGTCCAGTCATCACGTATACTCAAATGGAATATCCTAAGTGAAGCAGTCCCAAAGGCAATCATAAAAGACGTAAGAGAAAAGTTTGCAACAAGATTCAGAAAGATTCCACCATTCGGATTCATGAGAGATTTGTATAATAGGAACTGGGGTGATAATTTAGAGTAATGTCATTCACTGCAAAACCAAGAGATTTTGCAAAACAGGTTGAAGATAAAGTATCTGAGATAGTAGATGTTCATCCATCAAAGGAAGTTCCTGATGCTGTCTATAAACGCATTAGTAGAGCGTAATAATCGTTAAATACTTTTATCGGTTAAAAATATCAAATGTCAGAGCATAAAAAAGAAGTAGCAAAACAAAATAAAATTGAAGAAGATATAGAAACTAAAGAAAAAGAAGAGGAGAAGAAAGAAGCAGAAGCAAAGAAAGCAGAAAAAGAAAAAGTAGCAGAAGAAATAAAGAAACTTGAAGAAGAAAAGAAATCAAAGGTAGCAAAAATAGAACAAGATAAACAAAAAGTCATTGCAGAGATAGACGAAAAAGAAGCAAAGATAACAGAGAAGCAAAGAGAGAAAGAAGGAAAAGAAACAAAACTATCATTAAATAAAGAATCAGAAGGATTCGGTAGCGAGGAACATATTGCTGATGTCAAGAAAAGACAAGAAGATCATGGAGAAGTCTCATTCGATGAGGAACAATTACTGAAACAAGCACCAACAGTATAGGTTTAATACCCCAACTTTTTTATCCTATGTTTTCTTTATCTAATTAATGCAGACAATGAGTCTTATCTTAATAGGATTGATGTTGACGTTGATGCTAGGTATTGTAGCAACATCTGTTCCAACGATGCTATATGCAGACAGTCCATTCAAAGACAACCCATCAGATGATGATAATGGGTCAGGAAATGATCCTAATGGACATGCACCGGGACAAACAAACAATCCAAATCCAAGTAAGTAGGTAATCTTCCCTCTTTTTTGTTTCTTATTTACTCAATTAAATCAGTTTAATCAATGCAGAAATTAGTATCAGCATCAATAATCGCAGTTATCGCAGCATCAATGATGCTCGCAGTATCATTGACTCCGATGACAGTAGAAGCAAAGAAACCAGTAGAGAAATGTAACAATGTAAAGATTCGTGTAAATGTTACAGGTGTAGAAGCAGGTCAGAAAGTAACAGCATCAGCAACTCTTGGAAATAAGACTGTGACTAAAACTCAAACAGTAGACGAGAACGAAACGAGTATCACTGTTCCCCTGAACTTCAAGAAACTGAATCCATGTCCAAAAGTAGGAGATGAATTTAGCGGTGATGTCAACGGAACTACATTCAATGGTGAAATAAAGTCACTGAAGAAACCAAACAAAGTTAACGTTTCTCTATCCTAATTTTTTTTCAATGATTATTTTATTAGTTGGTTATCACTCGTAGTTATTGATGACTGACAAAAAGAATCCTTGGGAAGATGATTCTGCGTTTAAGAACCTTTCTCGAAAAGAGGGACTGATGCTCAGTAAATTATCATGGCATTGTGCTAGCATGGAATGTGAAGCGTGTGATGGTAGAATCAGATATCATGTAAGGAGATTCAAGTATACAGAATGGGATGCTAGAACGGGTAAGACTGAGGACAAGTTTGAAGAGTTTGAATGGGATACCTCATTTCAATCTGTCCAACTGGAAGGTGGTGTTATCCAGAGCAGGGAAAACACACCTGAAGGGTCCAGATGCGAGTGTTTCTGTCACAGGACCAAGAAGATTTCAGGGGACCATCCAGTTGAGAGAAGGTCAATCGGAAAAATGGTAATAGAACCATATGTCCAGAGAGAAGGCAAAAAAGTTTCAGAGATGCTATCAGCAGAAGAAAAAGAGAAATTGAAGTGAGGACTGATCTACCAAAGTGTGTTTGTGGAAAACCTACAGAAATCTTGTATACAAAGGATGGGTATCGTTGTATGTGTAAGTGTCATGAGAAGGAAGGTTGCTGATAATTGGTAGGCAGGACATCAGAGAAACGTGAACTTAAATCTCTAGGGAAAGACTTCAAGCGGGTAGACGAACTTCTTCTCAAAAGACACCGCAAAGTTTTAGACAGAAAGTTAAACATGTTCACTGATACTATTGGTAATGTTGTCTACACTGACCCTCATCTATTCTATCAAAGTTTTGGATATCTGACTCATCCATTTACAAAACAAAAGGTTGAACACCTTGCACCTTACCAATACGAGTCATGGCGTGACATTATAGACTACAAATACAACATTTTCATCAAATCTAACAAGATTGGTCTGTCCACATTAGCATTAATGGCATTGTTTCAGAACTGTATGCTCAAAGACGGTGCAGGAAATGAGAAACTGGTCATAGCACAGACCTCTAAAATGGCAAAAGAGCATCTGTATACACTCCGTCAACTAATTTTGAGTTCTGAAACGTTCAAGAATACCATGATTATGAGACCCGGAAGGTATCTGCTAAGGGACGAAGCAACAAAAGTCACTGAATTGTTCATCCATAACCCATACAGACCTGAGAAACCTACAAGAGTTATCGCTTTAGGTGCTAGTGCTGCATCATCTGTATCATGGAAGAATGTTGATTTCATCCTAGTATCTGATATTACCAAGGCAAACATTGACTATACTGAGGTCATTGACGGTGCTTTCACACGTCTTGCAATGACTAGGGGTAAGTTTGTGATAGAGACCATCCCCCGTGGTCCTAGGGGGAAGGTCTACTCCCTATGGCAAGACTGTCTAGCAGGTAAAAACGACTTTAAACCACACAAATACCCAGTTGAAATGGCAATTCAAGCAGGTTTAATCTCTCAGGAGTTCATAGATGAGGAAAAAAGGAGACTTGGACCGTATTTCAACGAATATTATGGTGCAGAATTCATTTCAGTCGGTGGAAATGTCTTTTCAGAACAACAAATTGCTGATGCATTGGAAGCAGCAAGTGTTTTGAACCAGAAACCGCTCAATCAATCAGCAATATGGTCATTTCCAAAGTCAATGGGCATTGACCCTGCATTCGGAAGCGATTCAATGTTTGCTATTGTGGTCACTCAGATGAGAAATGGTATTATTGAAGTCATCTATGCAGAGGAATTCACTGGAATGGACCATGAAAAGATGTGCAATCTCTGTATTAACATCATGCACCGTTACAATATCACGAAATGCTATGTAGATATGCAGATGCAGTCTGTTTCTGATAAACTGAAACTGATGCAAAACGACTCTACTGATGAAAAAAACACAAAAAATGTTCCTTTTGACCAATTAAGACTCTCAGAATACAAAATAAATCCAATTTCATTCGGAAAATATGGAATGCAGATGATTCAACACGCTCAACGCATATTTTCAGAGAAATATATCGCAATTGATGAAAATCGGTTTGCAAATCTGGTTGCACAACTCAAAACTGCAACTCTGGTCAACCCCAGTGGTGAGAGACCGGAGTTAGACAAAGACACATACGGAACAATGGACCTCTTTGATGCATTCAGGTTGTCATTAGTCAATTATGGATTCAAAGCAGTGGAAGAATCATGAAAATCAATGTAATATCACCTACAAACAATCACAAAACACTCTGTCCACTGTGTATCATAAGACAGGAAGAATATTTTATGCATAAAGATGAACATGGCAACCTATACTGCAAAAACTGTGGATATATCGTTCCTCTACATCTAGATCCAATCACCGATTCAATATTAGAAGCAGGAAATCAGGTTGATACATCAATTCCATATGGAAAGACAGTCAAGTTCACAAAAAAGAGAACAGTGACTACTACAAATGATACATTTTCAAATCCTCTTGATGCATGGCAATCATAAATGTGATCACGGAACGCTTAATAACAAACTTTATTAATATCAAATCCTGTGGGCATAGAGACCGTCAAAAAGGCAGTTGACATTAACGAAAGCGAAACACAGGAACAGTTTTTATCAAGAGTTTCTGAAATTAATGGTCACATAGTCAGGATTTACAATGAATTAGAACACAGTGATAAATCATTACAGGAAATCGAAACGAGTCTGAAGGACCAGATAAACAGACTCGCTGAATATTATGAAGAATTGTATAGGAGAGGTTCATTTGTTGATGAAAAGACTCAGAGAAAGAAGAGTCTGAATGAAGTTTGCAGGACAATCTTAGGAGAGATGAGCAAGAGGGATTTTTCAACATGGACCAAAGACAGGGTTTGGCATTCATTAGATAACAAGTATAAACGTGCTTGGAGAAAACCAATCGTTGACGAGGATGGTAAACTGGTGTCCACCAGTTTACTAGAGATAGACAACGAAGTAGAGACACTTTTTGATGAACAGATGAATCATATCCGGTCATTTAACGGATTTGACTATAACGAATTACCAAAATCTTTAAGATTGATGGTTGCAGAGCACTTTTACAAAGCATACAGACGACATGAACGAGAATGGCAAAAACATGGCATAACTGTAGTCAAACATGAAGATGGACTCAATATTCCAGACCCATTTGAGGGAATTATCAGGATTGAAGAAGGTGAACCGTATGAAGGTGAACTCTATGATTCGATAGTATCTCATAAAAAGACAGTAAGTGCATTTGCCAAGAAGATTAAGACTGGAATCAAGGACAAAGACGGAAATCGTATAATAACCTTGGAGCAGGAACATGAATACGCAATGGGAGTGAGGTCATTAGATGGATATTTCTTACCAAGTAAAAATTACAAGTGGAAGAGGGACCTTGTAAGATGGGCAGGTCTCCTATTGAAGAAATTTGAACTAAAATCCAAATCGGGTGCAGAAAAATTCTCAAGAGAACCTGTGAGCAGGAATTTCTATGATTTCAAGACAATGTTCAAAGAAGATCCAGAACGGGGAATCACAAGAGAAGAGATTGCAAAAATGCAAAGACGTGTATGCATATTCTTCTTACAATTCATCAAACATCATCCCGGTCTGTTGGCATTAGCAGATATTTTTGTTAATGTTTCAGAAGAAAAACGAGCAGCACATTCAATAAAGATGAATGCAAAATTAAGTGATAGAGCATAGATGAGCACTCATTACGGACTTGATGATTTAGGATCAGTAGCACCTAAAATACTAGAAAAATTAGATAAATCTCCCACATGGATAAAAAAGGTATACAAGGTAAGGGTCTCAAAAGGTGGAAGGGATTCTCTTTATCCATATATCCGATTTCCACTTGAACTTGCAGACAAATACTCTTTGAATCAGGAATGTATTGTTGAAGTTATTGATAGACAAGATTTAGGTGGAATTTTAATAAAAAAATCTAGTTGATTATCAAATCCATATACAATTAGTTATCTACATACATGGGTCAATTAGCAGAATTTCTACACGGTGCATCTAATGATTATCATCTTATATCAAGAGGACAATCAGTAGAACAAGAAGAGAAAGCACATGCAGTATCAAGAAGATTTGCAGAGAATTTTCAATTAAAGTCTAAATACGCTTACTGGAATGTAAATTCTAATAACGTATCTGACAAGTATAGGAACTATCTAGCAGAGTCAGCAAAGGGTATATCGAATTTAGCATATGATACTGAATTTGTATCAAAGGAAATTTTAGCAACTAAATTCAAACCCATATACGGTCCAGAGTTTAAGAAATTGCTCTGGGATGCATACATTAATGATTACATTCTAGGTGAAGCAACAAACATTCGCTCTTGGTCAGCATTTGCTAACCAGACTCAGATATCATTGATGCCAATGTCAAACAAGGTCTATGAATCAGAAGAAGATTTGACAAAGGACCTTGATTCAACAGGATACAATGAAAATGAGAGAAATAAAATAGTCAAATTCATAGAAACTGTCACAAGAAACATTGGTCTTGAATGGTATCAACAAGATTTAGCAAGACAAGCAATGGTAGGTGGAGTTGGTGCATTATTCCTTGAAACTTTCATAGAAGATACAAAGATAAATGATATAGACATTCCAAAAGGAACTCCTGCACTGATTAAACCTCTTCACTGGTCATTTCTGGACCAAGTAAAGGTTGACACTGCAACATGGGGATTTGAATCAGTAAGATACACTGATTTTGAGAATTCATATTCTAATGATGGACCGGTATACATTCCTGCAAGAAATCTGCTCTATGTTACACGAAATGACAATCATGTAACTCCAAATAATCTGTATTATGGAATATCAGACTATCATTCTATTCTAAAGTTATCCAATATCATAAGACAAGCAGAGGAAATTGATTTTCCAGAAATAGTAACATCATTCTGGTGTCAACCCGGTATCCTGAAATTCAAAAACATGAATACGAATGAGATGGATAAATTCATGGCATCAATTGGACCCGGACTGATAAGAGGATTCAATTCACAGGTAGATTTTGAATCAGTCAACATCAAGCATGATGGATGGTTCCTCATAACGCTACTTCAAACAGTCATATCTCATATGCTGATGAAAATGAGAATACCTGAATTCATGTTCTCATTTGGTGGTAAATCTACTTCAAGAAGTGATGTGGAAATCCAGATGAACGCTTATGATAAACTCGTATTATCAAGTGATAGATGGTGGATGGGACATCATCTCAGCACACAACTGTATGATTATCTATTATCACTAGCAACAAAGGAACCTGACCCAACAAGACAGAAG